AGCGCCGAACATCCATAAAACAGATTATCCATACGCTTACCGGTAGCGGTGGAATCACTATACGTAACATATGCGCCCCTGATAACCGGCATGGCGTTATATATCGTAGTCAGATTAGTAGTATGTCCATAGGTAGGACTGACGCTCTGACCTACTTCCGTACGAGACCACGTAGCAGGGAGAGCGTAAATTTTCACCCTGTACGAACCCGCGGAAGCATATGTATGAACGAACTCAGGATTCAAATCTTGCAGGTCATCGCCACTATACGCCCCTTTGACAACAGACGTAGAGCCATCACCCCAGTCTATAGTAACCTTGTCCGTATTTACGTAATGACTCGTCCATATAGGAACATATATAGATTTAGAAGAAGCATCCTCAGCTATCGTATAACCCAAGTCCCACGACTCCATTCCCGCCGTACAGGCACCTCTTCCCAGAAGCATACGCTGAATAATCATAGACACAATCCTCATTATATTTGAAAGGGTGGAAAGTACCGCCCTTTCAAATAACCTAACTGGCGTTAACAATAGCAAGTGTACCATACCATATTGTTCCGCCGTCAGGAGTCATGAACGTCAGCACGTCTACGCCGGAGGAAGTAAGCGTGGGCGCAACACCGTTCGTCCATTTGACAGAAGTGGGCCATGTAATAGCAGCAGAGCCGCCATTGGTCAGAATAATATTGAGCGTGGCTGCTCTGCCGGAAGGCACATTAATGAAAGTAAACGTAGTATCAGCAGATATAGCCTTGCTGAATACTACGCCTTTGGAAAGGTCAACTTCGGAAGTCGTCATAGCCGAAGTCGTTCCGTATGGGCCCTGAAGAAACGTCTTCACATCCTCAATGGTCTCGTTGTTCCTGATGTGCACCACAAGGTCATCGCTAGCCTTACTGGCAGCAAGGTCGTAAGCAGCCTTAACCGCTTTGGGCGTAGCCGCCGTACCGCCAGTAGCGGCGTCAAGCGAACTGTCCACAGCGTCCGAGAGCATGTTGTTGCCAGATACAACATTAGTAGCCGTGGGGTCAGCAAGAGCGCTTTTCAGAGCGGCTGTATCAAGCGTCAGGTCAAGCCCATCAGCGTCACCAAGCGTTGTAGAAGCCTTACCATCTACTTTGATATAAGTGTCACCCTTAACAGCATATGTCTTCTTAACCGCCCCATCGACAGCTGTCTTCACAGCTTTGGGCGTGGCAGCTGTACCACCAGTAGCGGCATCAAGGCCGCTGTCTATAGCATCGGAAAGCTTAAGATTGCCAGCGGTCGTTCCCGTACCTGTCGGGTCAGAGAGCAGAGCCTTCAGCGCATCTGTATCAAGAGAAAGCGCAAGAGCGTCACTGCCAATGGTCGTACTCCTGCTTCCATTAGCAAGCACGTAACCGTCACCGGTCACAGTATGACTCTCTTTCACAAGAGGATGCCCGCCGGCTGTTTTGCCATCATGCACGACAAGCGTACTCTTCGTTGTATCAACAGTGCACTCACCCGCAGGCCCTGTATAACCCAAATGCTGGGCGGTCGTGCCTCTGTAAAACTGAATAGACTGTTTAGTATTTCTGGACATCAGTAATCACCACCCTTAATCCATTGTACCAAAATCATAGGGGAAATACGCCTTTCCGTCTACACCGTTGGTAAGAGCGTTCCCAGCCTGAGTGGAAACATTAAACGCGTCAACCGAGAGATAAATATCTCCGGAAGCGTCAGTCTTAATAGTATTGTCCGACAGCGTGGAGACCAGCGAAGCGGTATCAACCGCCAGCGCACCATCAGAATAGGTCAGACCACCCTTATCCTTGATACGGGTAGAAACAGTCGTCCCGCTGACAGTAATGCCATTACCGCCAGTATAATTAACACGGAGGGCGTCAACGTTAACATACGTATCCTTCGTGGAACCATCACTAAGCGTAAAGGTGAATTTAAGATACGTACCTTCCGCCTGACCTTCAGGATTAGTGACAAGCTGAGCATCCTTCAGAATGACGCCTCCACCAGACGGAATAGCTACAGACGTAACAACCTGATTATTATGGCCAACAACAGTAAGCGTTCCGGTGGCTTCATTAAAAGAAAGCGTGAATCCGGAAGCAAGCTTACCAGAGTCATTGACATAAAGAATCTTGTCCGTAGGAGAAACAAGGTCAGAAACGGAGTTCTTAGCCACATACAGGCCACCATCAAACGCGGCCTGAAGAGCGTTATTCGGAACCTGACTAATAAGGTCAGACGGGCAAAGAGAAAGCTTGTTATCGATATTAACTCTGAGAAGATTACACTTCTCAGAAGAAACAAGCCCATCGGCAGTTACCTTAAGCGCACCGAACTTGTCCTGTACGATGAGATTATCAGCGTCATCAGACCTGATAGCCGCCGCCGTAACAATGAGCTTACCAGAGCTGTCTTTGCTAATGAGGTTCAGACTGTCAGTAGAGCGAAACGAGTCAGCAGACGCATACGCGCCACCATCGGAACCAGCTGTAATCAGATTTCCGCTATCCGAGGAAACAACCCTGATGAAAGAGTTTACATAATCACGAATGACACTCTTATCGAGAGAAATCTTCCCCTTATCAGTAACATCAAGAAGGTTGTCTCTGGAATCATCCGTAAGATTGCTACCGCTGGTATACAGCCCACTATCGGAGCCAAGAACAATAGCGTTGTTCTCGTCCTTGGAAAGAAACGCCGCGGCCAGACCGAGATGCAGAATGTCGTCCTTCGTCAGGATTACTTTGTCATCAACAGAGGAAATGTGGAGAATGTTCGCATCCGCATTGGAAAGAACGTCATTGCCGCCAGTATAGAAACCACCATCAGAACCCTTACGGGTGTAGTTCCCCTTATCACCGGACACTTTGGCTTCTTCCGGAAGCGTCACAGCGAGCTTGCCATCAGAACCAATATTCAGGCCGTTTCCCGTATCGGACGAAACAAGCAGAGGAGCAACGCCGCTGTCGGCAATATCCCCGGCAGTAAGCGTAACCTTGCCTTCGTTTGCACGCAGAATGTTGGCATCACTATCAGAAAGAATATTCCTGCTGCCGACATAGAAACCCTTATCAGCTCCGTATGTCAGATAGTTACCTGTCTCCGTGGAAACACCAACACGGGTAACAGCCAGCTTCCCGTCAGAACCAACATGCAGAATATTATCCTTCTCCGAAGAGATAAAACAGGAAAGGATGTTGCCATCCACAAGGTCAGCGGCGGTAAGAATAACCTTGCCGTTAGCATCAGCATGGAGAATGTTTATGCTGGAGTTAGACAGAACATCCGTAGAACCAACATAAAAATTACCGTCATTCCCATACCGGAGATAATTGAACCTATCTTTGGAAACTTCAGGGATGACAGGAGTCTCTACAAACAGCTTCCCATCAGAGTTGAACTGAATGGCATTGCCATCAGCGTCAGACCTAATGTCGCTGACAGCAACACCAAGTCCGTCATCACTGACTTTGAGAACGTTCCCTTTCGATTTGGTAACAGGAACAGACGCAGGAGTAAGCTGGTCGCCTTCCTGCGCGGGCTTGTGCGTTTTCTCATCATAGAGAAAAACAGGATTAAAATAACTCATAAAATCTCCTAACGCATAAAATACTGAGCTGTAAGCGTAAGCACCGCTCCGACAACCGTACAGATAATTCCCATAACCCAGCGTCCGACACGAAGAGAAGTTACTACTTCAGTACGCCACAGCTCTATATCCGAAATCCTTGACTCCAGCGAACTGTAGCTGCGGACGCTCTGGGACAGGACATCATCCAATTTATGGGTAAACACAACTATCTGCTCCTGCATCCTCCCAAGAGCATCAGCCAGCGCCTCCCTGCTCCGTACATCGTCATCCCGCATCTGACGCAGGAAGCTCAGAGCTGCTTTTAATTCGCCTAACTGTTCCAGCACACGCTTGTCGTTACTTTCGTCCTGCATTACGTGCCTGCCCAAAGTTACAGGCTACCCAGCTGAGCACACTATAAAGTGCCTTATAGACCTTGGAAGAGTCCTCTTTGGGAGCCGGGATGACAGTAGCAATAGCCGAGAAGACACCAATAATAGCAAACAGCAGACTGACATATTTGTCAGAGCTGTTGGCATTGAGATAAGTAAAAAGAGTATCAAACATTAGTCAAAATCCTTCCGCTCCAATAAAGTGTATGTAAACACAGGCCCATAATATATAGAGGAAGTATCACACAATTTCATAAAGTCGTTGAAATCCTTCTCAACGGCAAACACCTGACACCCGGCGCTCCAGCGGTCTACCTGTACGGACTTCCTGCCGGCCTTATGAATATTGATACCAAACATTCCCGTCTCGGTTCTCCCGGTATCAATCGTGTGGTCTTTATTCCTGTCACGATACACCGTAACAGGTTTATACTGCACAAGGGCCGTATACTGACCTTTGTGCTTTCCTATTATAAACGCCCCCCTGTACTGACCGGGTACAAGAATAGCGGTTCCATTATCATTACAGGGATGCTCCGCATAGTAAAAACCCGGGTCTGTCGATATTCGCCAGTACCGTGTAACCCATCCGTATATACTCCTATATATACAGCACATAGTATCATCAAAGGCATTCGTAATCTGCTGGCTATTGCGTATACCGATGATATTAAGGTTATTGGTTCCTTTATCAAAGAAGGCGTAACCCTTCTTCTTCATAACTCTGACTACATCATCTCTGTCCGGAATAAACATAATCCCCCCGTATGAACACTATATAACATAATAGAAAACCGTCTGCAATTTATGTTGACAGCCCCCGGTTATTTACCTATAGTCAGGTCATCCAACCACAGTACAGTCTTACACCTCCACACAGCTGAGACTGGAAACCCCCGCAGGATTTGCCTCATCCTACGGGGGTTTCGTTTATTCTCTTATAATATCAAAACTGTATGCTGTATAATCCGCCTGAGGCTTTATAATATACCCTGCGTCACGAAACAGCTCCTCAGAACCTTTTGCCCCGGCATAACCATCAATGACAATCACCCGCGAGATACCGGACTCAATCAACAGACCAGTACAGGACGGACACGGGAACACCGATACGAACGCAGTACACCCTGTCACTTTCACCCCCAGCGCCGCGGCATGAGCTATGGCATCAGCTTCCGCGTGAACGGCATGACACAGGTCAAGCCTGTCACCGGAAGCATACTTCTCCCGTGGGCAGGACTCACATTTCCTTCCGGGGTAAGGATTGTGGTTGTACCCGCAGGAAACAACCAGTCCGTCCCACCGGACAATAATGCACCCAACACGCCGTCTGCGGCAGTCAGAGTTCTGCGCCACACGTTTAGTCATCATCAGGGGCCGCTGCATATCCACCGGTAATCGCATGCCTGTATCTCTCCAGTCCGCTAAAAATAGCGGCGTAGTTTTTACTGCGCAGCAGGTCGCAATAACGTCCTATATTGCAGATAACGCTGTCAATGCCAGCCTCATGGGCGACATCAAATATAACCGCCTGTTCCTGCCAGCTCATACGGGAGAATGGCTTATACTCCTGCGCATCGTTCCATTGAGGAATAAGCGTAATACAGCAGTACTCCTCAACCATGATACGGGTCAGCAGAAACGCCTGCTCAGGAGTAACAGAGAAAGGCCTGTTCCTGAGCCAGCACAGAGCGTCCCCACCCACATGCACCGTATACCGTGACAGCTTCTTAAGAAGCTCCTCAGGAACACCAAGTCTTTTAAGCTCAATCCTCCTGTACGCTCCAAGGTCAAACCCCGCTCCTATCTGTATACCCTTCTCCGGGTCTATGGGAATAACGTCAGCAATACTTGTCGTGCCATAGTAAAGAACAGGTTTATAACTGCCATCGTCCATGTAGCAGGGGATGTAGCCCCGCAGGGAATACCCGCAGAGCTCCCCCCTGCCAGCAAGGTGACGGGCTATCTTATCTATCTCGACCGCCACGCCCGTCTCCTTCTACCCCATGCCGCACCCTGTCTCTTTCCTCCGCGCGCTTGGCATCGTTCCATGTGCTGAGGTCTCCGGTCAGATACCCGGTCACACGCCTGATGCGCTCGAAGTGAATGCCATCGCCAATCATGCCTGAGTCTCTAGTCTCTTTCATAATATCCTCCTAAAGAGCGTTCTTCCTAATCTGACGAAGCTTCTCTTTACTGACAGCCTCGCCGTCATGACGCCCGCACAAGGGGCAGGTGTCACCAATCACTCCCGTATACCCGCATACAGGGTCACGGTCTACAGGATGGTTAACAGCTCCGTAGCCTATACCGGAGTCGTGCATACACTTTACCACGCTCATAACAGCCTCCGGATTCTTCGCCGTATCGCCGTCAAGCTCAACATAAGTAATATGCCCGCCGTTCTCAAGCTCATGAAAAGGAGCCTCAAGCTTAATCTTCCTGTACGCAGATATGGGGAACTTCACCGGTATGTGATGGCTATTCGTATAATACTCTTTGTCCGTCACACCAGGGATAAGTCCGAACTCTTTCCTGTCCGCCCTGAGAAACGCTCCAGCCGTGCTCTCCGCCGGAGACCCGATAAGCGAGAAATTAAGGTCGTACTTCTCACATGCCAAATCGGCCCTCAGACGCAGCTGCCTGACAATATCAAGCCCAAGCTGTTCCGCTTCATCGGTCTCTCCATGATGATGCCCCGTGAGAGCGACAAGCGCCTCAGCAAGGCCAACGAAGCCTATACCAAGCGTGCCATGCCTGATGGCTTTCTCTATCCTGTCATCCGGGTCAAGGTCTTTACTGTCCTCATAAAGCCCCTGTCCCATAAGGAACGGCAGGTTTTTCACTCTCAGATTCGCCTGAATCCTGTAACGGGAAACAAGCTGACTGACTACTGTGTCAACAACCGAGTCAAGCGCAGCCATGAAAGCTTTGATACCCTTCCCCCTGTTGACAATCGCAATGTGGGGAAGGTTAATACTCGTAAACGAGAGGTTGCCCCTGCCCGGAGTAATATCCTCCCCAAACCTGTCCGCCATAACTCTCGTCCGGCAGCCCATGGTGGCTACCTCCGTCTCGACATGACCCGGGCGATAATACTGAAGATTGAAAGGAGCGTCCAGAAATTCCCAGTTCGGGAACAGGCGTTTCGCCGAGACTTTCACCGACAGCTCAAACAGGTCGTGGTTCGGGTCGCCATAATTGTAGTTGACACCATCCTTCACCTTGAAGACCTGTACGGGGAAAATAGGAGTCTCCCCATGCCCAAGCCCCGCCTCTGTGGCGAGCAGAATACTCCTGATAACAAGCCTCTGCTCTTTAGTCGTCCCTGTACCATAGTTAATGGATGAAAATGGAACCTGCGCTCCGGCACGTGAAGCCATGGTATTCAGGTTATGAAGCAGCGCCTCCATAGCCTGATAGGTCTCATGAGACGTAAGCTTCCACGCCTCAGCCTCCACAGAACCAGTGAAGCCCAGATATTTCAGCATCTCAACATAATGCTTATACGTAGCGTCCACATATGGGGCAAGCGCGTACTCGAAGTCTGGTATGCTCTGCCCGCCAAACATGTCATTCTGGTTCGACTGGAGCACTATACAGGCGAGAGCCGCGGCCGTCCGTATCCCTTTCGGCGGACGCACCGACCCGTGTCCCGTACTGAACCCTCTCGCCAGAACCTCAGACAGCGGTATCTGAAGACAGTTCAGAGACGTCCCATAGAAATCAAGGTCGTGAATGTGAATGACCCCAAGCCTGTGAAGGTTCGCCGTGTCTTTAGGGATAATGTCCGGATTATTGAGGAAGTAATACTTGGACGCCTCCGACCCGATGCGGAGCATACGGCCCATCGGAGCCCCGCCGCGGACATTGGCGTTTTCCCTCATAAGGTCAACGCCGGACGGGTCAGCCGAGAGAATGCGCCCAAACTGCCTGTATATCTTCCATTTGCGCTCCCGTATAACAGAACGCTCGTTCCTGTACTTCTCATACACTGCCCCAAGCTCCGGGTCGTGTCTGGCAAGATAGCACAGAATGGCTGACTGAATCTCCTCAACAGAGATGACTTCCACATCACTATACCCTTTTATAATATCATCAAATACGTCAGCCGCGTATTTGATGGCATTGTTCTCCTTACGGTTCATCGCCCTCTCGGCAGAGTATATGGCGCTGATTATCCTCTCCGGCCTGAAATCATCAAGCCTTCCATCACGTTTAATAACTTTAAGTCTCATAAAATCTCCAGAACGAATATACACCACATCCCGCAGAGCAGGATGACAACCGCCCAGAACAGAACCTCTTTTATGTAATCCATGCGAACACCGACAGCAATATCACTGGAATTTCCATGAAAACAAACATAACAATGATAACACATATCATGGTGAAATCATCGGACGTCATCTGTGCTATCCTGTGCATCAGCAGACTCTTAAAAGTTTCCATAACTACAGTCCCTTCCTCCGGATAATAGATAAAAGATGAACATTGCAATGCCGACACATCTTCCGACAGAGAATCTCCCAGCCGCGCTCGGCTTCTGCATCGTCACCATCAACACTCTCAGGGCCGGACATCCCGCATGAGGGGCAGGCGACAGTACGCCCGCCCCCATCAGTATCGGCCAGATAGACATCGGGGCACCCGCAGTACGGACAGGAGTGCATTACTTCCGCAGCTCGTCCGTAGAGTCGAATACCGGCTTCCCAAATGCCTCAGCAGTGACACGCTGTACACAGCAGAACATGTCCTCCCTCCACCCCGGCAGAAACAGAAGCCCATCGCTGTCGCTCATTGTGGCGTAGTCCTCAGAGAGCCGGTACAGGGCGGCATCGTAATTGGCCGGCTTCAGCCCCCTGAAGCGGGTATTAGCGACCCTGTACCCCATATCGGTGAGTTCGTTATAAGCCTTGTCCCACTCAGTCTTTAACTGTTCGTACGTTTTCCCCGTCAAAGGCTGTATGATCATAACCTTCTTCATCACCCGTTCTCCAATCCCCCCGGCAGTATCCGCCAGATAAACCCCGGGGCATCCGCAGTACGGACAGGAGTGCACGACTAGCCCCAGCCGCTAAAGGCACATATGAGAATAAAGCGGGCGTAAAAGAAGCAGAGCCCAAAGAGCCCAAGCTGTCCCAGAGTAAATAAGAGAATATCAAGCATGTCAGACACGCGCATGGTTCCTGCCCCCTGTACTTAGAAAGGTCACTCCTCTTTCTTCTTCCAGTACCCACGGTAGAAGAGCCATGCCACGCACAAAAGGTCGAGCGCTTCATCCCTAGTGCTGTCTTCCCTCAGACTCTTACCGAGTGCCTGATACAGCTCCCCGTATTTCATCCCGATAACTCCCGCTCCATAATGAATACTGTCGGCAAAATCAGGGTGTTCCTTCTCCGCGGCCTTCAGCTCCTCATCTAATGCCGCCATGATATAAGGATTTATATCATTCTCCACCTGAATATCATCGCTCATCGTCATTCCCCTTTCTTCTTCCAGTCCCCCCGGCAGAGGCGCCAGACGACACAAAGCAGGTCAAACGCTTCAGCCATAATGCGCTCCTCCCCCTGCCCCTTATTTACAGCCTGACAGAGTTCCCCGTACTCCTCACCGATGACACCCACGCCTTGGTATATACCATCGGCGAAATTAGGATGTTTCTTCTCCGCCGTGGCAATGCGGCTTATGAGAGCGAAAAGCACTTTCCCATCATCAGTCAGACTTTCCTGCTTATCCTCATCGGTAATATTGATTATTATACGGCTATCCATCTTAACCCTCCTTACCTGTATCCCACATAGAGCACTCGGCACCGCAGGCGGCGTAACCGGCAATGTCCACCCAGGAATCCTCTTTCGCCTTACCGTTCCTGACCCTTGCCACTTTCAGCAGAATCATCATAGCGGCAACATCAGCAGAGCTCAGATTCACTGCGGTATAGTCTGTCCAGAGTCTCGCAATCAGAGCGAAACAATCTTCTGGTTCCCCGTACTGGCTATTGCGGTCTTTCATAACAATTTCATCAGCTGTATGAAGGCATTCGGCTCTGGTCATTATAAATCTCCTAATGGCTAAAGAGAGAAACTGTATAAGGTTCCGTATCCACATCGGAATAGGAACTCACAGAATCACCACGGATACGGGCCCAACATTTCGGACACCGGTAGTCATTGGTTGGCTTTCCACAGTCATGACATTTGCGGGTGTAAACGGAACTGCCGTTGTGACGGAACCGCTTCCTGCCTTCCTGCCCGTCCCACTCTTCATCGTAATAGTACCTGTAGTAACTACTTTTCGACTTCATAACGAATCCCCGGAGTATCATTTGTCATATTCAAGACGGATACCCGGAGAGGCTTTGAACACAAGAATCCCACGCTCCGGAATCCTGTATCTGGCGCCAGTACGGGGGTTGCGGCCCATACGGGACGCCCTGCGCTTTATACGGAACGTCCCGAAGCCGCGGATAAGAACCACGTAACCTCCAAGGCAGAAGTTGAAAATACGCCTGAACAGGTCAGGGTCATCAGTAATCTTAGATATGGCGATACGTTTCTGCATCCTGTACTCCTCCATTTGGAAATGTTGTTGAAACTGTGCAGCATAATAAAAAATTAGTCAAGACTTTTCTGGATAAATACGGGGGGCCTGTCCAATATGGGTGGGGGGACCGAGATGTGTCCGCACATATATAAGGTCTACTCTTGGGGGGGAGAGGAACGGCCCGTCCAAAACCCCTGCCCCCGCTAGCGGGGGCAGCCCCCTAGGGGGGACTCACCCCCTAATAGTAATTGTTATCATTAACGATATTAATAGTAATGGTAGTCGTTATCATTCCTGCTATTATTAGTAATGATAACTGTTTTCATTCTCATTAATACTAGTAATGATAACTGTTTTCATTCCTGATAACTAATAATAATAATGAAAACTATATTCATTACTGATAACTAATAATAATGAAAACTATATTCATTACTGATAACTAATAATAATGAAAATGATTCTCATTCCGATCCATATCAATAATAGTTATTGTTATTACGTCACCTATGGATGCCAGACAGCGTGCCATGGCGAAAAAAAGTAGAAAAAAGTAGAAAAAAGTATTGACAACGGCAGTGGATTATGAGATTCTGTATCTGTCAAGAGGGACGGGCCCTCTAGATACAAGGTGAGCATCCCGCTCACAGGGCCAAAAAAGGAGGACAAAAAGGCCGCCACTCAGTAGTCTATATATAAGGTGGGCACCCCTGGCATAGTGGATCAGTGACGAGTGCCGAGCCATAAGACGAGCTGAAAGCGCTCGCACATAGGGATGGAAAGAGCTACGGTAGCCCGTGCCCGTATGGGTAGGGTGTACCCTAGTCGGTACTTACACAGTACCATGTAAGCACACACGAGCTCCGCCGCGCCGTATAGGCTAGCGGCATCTATAGGAGTAGTGCGCCCTTATACATGTGATAGGCTAGCATGCCCGCAAGGGGTATGTGCCATCCGGTTCCTAGGGGTGCCCGTGTCCCTGTACACCTGCATACTGTGGGGCCGACTGTGAAGAAAGTAGTATAGAAGCGGACGTCCTGTGAACAATAGACAAAAACAATAAATGGAGAAAAAATGACGATTCAAAATTCCGATTTCAGCAAATTCCGTGCCAACTTCTGCAATGAGAACATCGCCGAAATGGCATGGAAGATGCAAAAAATCACGGGCAACGCGGAACGAATTTTTAAGAACTTCAGCGAAAAGTCATTGAACATCTTGGTCAATGAGTGCAAACCGGAAATCATTGCAGATATTGTTCGACTGATTAAATCGTCCCGTACAAAGTCTGCAATCGACCTCCGGAAGAAGCTGATTTTCGTCCTGTTCGGATATGACGGGAAAGAGGTCAAGGGTGATAAGGTGAAGTACCTTATCCCTAATATCAAGACCGACGATATTATGGCGGTCAAATATATCGACCGCAAAATCCTTGACCCTAGATGGAAACAGGTCAAGCAGAACATCAACGTCCAGTACAAGAAAAAACTCCCCACACAACGGGAAGTGTCCCTTGACGAAATCCTTGCGGCCATAAAGGCCGCAAACAAGGATACCGCAACCGCCATTGCTAAGGCGGTCAACGAACGCCTTGGTGAGTTCGCTAAGGCAAAAGCGGCCGCTAAGAAAACGGCCGCCTAAAGGTAAGGGCTAGGGGATAAAACCCCTAGCCCCTATTTATTGAGCCATTAATTCATACAAATTAATGGCTCAATAAATAGAGTCCCTGTATTTTTGCGCCTAAAAAATCACAGAATTAAATCCGTGTCCACGGGCGTGCCATTAATAAATACATGATTTTTCTGTGGGGAAAATTCCTGTATTTTTTGTGGGGAAAATTCCTGTATTTTTTGTGGGGAAAATTCCTGTATTTTTTGTGGGGAAAATTCCTGTATTTTTTGTGGGGAAAATTCACAGAATTATTGCGCCCAAAAACCGCTGTCCATGAAGTGGACAGAGGGTGGACAGAGGCAAGTGGACAAAGTGGACAGAAATCTGTCCACTTGGCCGAAAAAAAGTGGCGTGATTTCAGTACGTTACAAGGCGATTTTTTGGCCTCTGTCCACTCTGTCCAGTACGGGAAATTCAGGTATTTTTCTAAGTGGCTGAAATTCTTGTACTTTTTTATGGGTATATTATATTATTATTTTATTCTGGACAGTAATAAAAAAATATATACCCCATGTAAGGCGGTCGGACGGGACAGAAAAATAGAATATATATTTTATATAATATATATGTGTGTTTTCTGGAGCTCTGTCCACCTGTCCGCGTAAGTATCTGTTTTTATTGCCAATCCGCGACAAGGCTGGACAGAGCCGTTGTAACCTATTGATTTTATTGATGAATTTTTTGTCCCGTCTGTCCACTTCGAGACAATAAGAGATGGACAGAGTAGTAAAGAGCTGGACAGAAGGTTCTGTCCCATCTGTCCAGCCGGCCGTGTCCACTGTCCACAGACAAAAATCCCCGATTTTTCCCACCAAAAATTCATACAGATTTTGTGGCAAAAGTCAGTGATTTTTCCTAGACAAAAATACGTGATTTTTTGTAATGAGAAATTCATATATTTTTCCGCAGCAAAACCCATAAGAAAAGCAGGAGGAAAAATGGAAATTATTAATCTCACTCCCCATGACATTAATGTTGTAGCGGAGGGAACAAGTATTATACTTGAGACCATTCCCGTATCGGGTGTTGTCGCCCGTGTGGGCATGGATGAGGAAGACCTTGGGATAAAAGGGAACATCCGTTTTGTGCGGGTGCGTCCCGGCCGTCCTGTGAACGTACCGGAACCCCGTCCCGGGACGCTGTTTATTGTGTCCCGTGCGGTACAGGAGGCGTGCCCCGACAGGCATGACCTGATTGTACCAACCCATATGGTGAAGTCTCCGGACAGGCGCATCATTATCGGGTGCGCCGCGTTTTCTGTGAATTAGGAGGTGTAAGATGCGATTAAACAGGATGTTAATTAAACATTGCCCCGAGATTGCGGAGCTGTATATAACGTCCCACAATCTTGGGTTCTACGAATGTAACGGCGGTTGAGGCCGTTGCGTTGGGGGCCCGTGTCGTACAGGATACGGGGCAGGCTGGAGCGCTGATAATCAGTGACGCCACTGTGGGTATTACCCCGCAGGGGCTGTACTACATGGAGGAGCACGACCTTCCGCGATTGTATAATAGAAACGCAGGCGGTAGGGCGTTTGACATTCTGCCGGACGGGCAGAAAGTTGCTGTCCTCTTCAAAAAGGAGGGGGACAGGCGTCCCTATTATAATCTCACTCTGTACTACTACAGTACAGGAGAGCTTGAGGCGGTAGACTTGGGCTATCCGCCAGCAGAATGGATAAGAAAACGCTGTTTAGACCGTGTATCTATCACGGCCACAGCGTCTCCCACCTTTAAGACGAGGTACACGATATGGGATTAAGCCAGTACCCAATCCACGAGCTCATTCATCGTGGAGAAGCGGACGTGGTATTCTACAGGGGTATAGCCAACGCATGGGCGCTGAACTTTTTGTTCAGTGATTACAGGCTGTACCCCAACCCAATGGGGTACGTATATCAGACGTACAGATATTCGTATCCAAGTGAGCGGGTACAGGCGGTTAAGGAGTGGCTTGGCCGCCCGGAAGGGGCGGTCGCGTTTGCCTCTGTACTGGATGACAGTCTGACCCGGAAGAAAGCGAAGATAACCAGTGTCTATTTCAATTGTATAGGCATCGCTTCCGGTCTGGAGATTGCTCTGCTCCAGTACTTCCGGTATTGGGCTCACGTCTCAGCTGTTTCCGCGGACAGGAGGGCTGTTCTGGCTGACCTGCTTGTAAGATTCAACAATAGCTACAATATTGACAATATGTCATCTGCTGTACCGGACGTGTCCCGGTACAATTGGTTCATGGCCTTACAGCTTTTATACGCAGAGGAGACAAGGCCGCTGAACCTTAGGGACTTGGAAAGGCGGTATGTTCTTCTGTCACGGAAGTGGAGGGAGCTGGACATTGTATGTACCCATTATCAAAAGGTCAGTAAGCTGATTGTGTCTGGCCATCAGGCGCTTGGCATGAGCACCGCTGATGTACAGGAGGCTATGCTTATCACGACCCGTACAGATGCGGACAGGGCCCTGCCTTTGTACTCTCTGCTGCGGGCGTTATACAAAACAGACAACCCAATGGCATTCTACGCCATTAAAGTGATGGTGAAATGATTACTGACTACCCTGTTCACTGGCTCGTGTGCAACAGAGGGAAGACCGGGAGCAGATACAAGAGGATTGCTTTCACATGGGCTTTGAACTTTATGTTCAAAGACTACTGTCTTCTCCCTACTGTATTCTTTGAACTCATCTTTAATAGGTATCATGCGAAGTATCCGCTTACCGTTCTTAGGAGTATGCTCGACTGGCTTAAGAGCCCGGTCGGGTCTGACAGGTTCAGGCCTGTAACGGCTGGCAGATTAACCCGTGAGATGGCAGACAGGTTCACATCCTATCTCCATAATGACAAGGGCATTGTGAAGGGACGGGGTATTGCCCTGCTCCAGTATCTGAGGGCCCGTTATCATTCAGCCGTGACCAGCGAGCAGGGGCTTGTCCGTGTCGCTGAGATGATGGTCATGCTCAGTTTGCCAATGAGTCTTAATAAGGACGCTATGGAAGATACGTCCCGGTACAACTGGTTCATGGCTATGCATCTGCTGTACGGGTACGGCTATAGACAAAGGAGCCTGCGGGACTTGGAGCATCTGTACAGGGTGTTCCCGGAGTATTCCTGTACAGTTCCATTCTGTAATAACCATAAATCGCTGGCCCGCATTACTACTGTGGGTCGTGAGGGTCTGTCTCTTACGGTGGTGGATCTCCGGGACATTAACAGAAGCATTACATTTGCAAACTATAATTACGCACTGGCGCTGTACTCGCTTCTGCGCAGCCTGAGAAAATACGGCCATCCCATGGCCGCATACGCAACAAAAATAATAGCATTTTAAATTAAGAGGTAAGTAAAATGACTAATGAAGTTCGCGCCTGTTATCTGGATATGGGTTTTGTGCTGAATGGTCAGCCCAACGGTCAGAAGTTCCCCGGGTATGACAAGCCGGGGGATTACACACCTGAGGTCAGGCAGGATTATGTTCTGCCTGATTGGGCGAAGAAATACTTTGCACAGTGGCTCCGTTTCAGTGCCCGGTTAGGAGCGTTGTACGTTACTGGCCCGTCCGGATGCGGCAAGACGTCCGCCATCAGGCAGGTGGCGGCAAGGGCTAATTGGCCCGTGTATGAGTGTACCGCTCACGGCCGACTGGAAATGTCAGACCTTATTGGGCATCTGTCCATGATGAAAGATGGGAGTATGTCTTTTCAGTACGGGCCTCTGTCTCTCGCGATGAGAGACGGCGGGCTGTTCCTGCTCAACGAGATTGATTTGTTAGACCCCTCTATTGCGGTGGGGCTTAACACTATATTAGATGGGTCGCCTCTCATTATCCCTGAGAATGGGGGTGAGATTATCCGTCCGCACAAGCGGTTCCGGTTCATCGCCACGGCTAATAGCAATGGCGGCGGTGATGACTCCGGTATGTATACCGGAGTCCTCGTCCAGAACATGGCTTTGATTGACCGGTTCTCTGTCATTAAGGCCGGGTATCTCGATGCGGATACGGAAGTATCTATTGTCTCCCATCACAAGGGCAGTATTCCGGACGATGTTGTCAGGAATATGGTCTCCCTTGCGGCAGCGGTAAGGGCGGCTAATGCCGGTACGGGAGAAGGTGTGCCCGTTGCCAAGACATTCAGCACGAGAACACTCGTGCAGTGGGCTGAGTGGACAAATGCCGTGTCATCCATGGCTGACCCGAACGGCCCAAGTCCTCTCCGTACCGGGCTGGACATCGCGTTACTGAACTCGTGCTCCGTGTCAGACAGGGTTGCCATACTGGAGATGGCGTCCCGTATCTTTGGCGATGATGTTATGGGTACGGCGAATGATAAGTCCGGGTCTGGTTCTGATGATGACGTGCTTGAGTAGTGTGGAGGTTTAAAATGATTGTAAATATTAAAGATGTTGTCTCTTCTTCTGTTATTATCATGCCTGAGATTAAGGTCTGGACGGGCATGTCAAAGCTTACTGCGGGCGACTTCCCCCCGGAAGTACAGAAGAACCTGCCGCCAGATTATCTGGCGAAGCTCGGGAGCAAACAGCTCCTGCCTAAGGACTACCTGCGTGAGCCGGGGATTATACGTTCACGTACATGGAACAGCCTTGTGCGTGTCGGGACACACTTCCTCGGCGGGTTCCTGATTCCTAAGGTTCGTATACAGGAGGTGGAGGATTTCCTGAACGCGGACAAGACTGATTTCGAAGCGGCTGTAAGGGCCATTCTCAGCGGCCTTCCCAAGGCTGTTGAGGAGTGGCTGGCACAGACGCCAGACAAGTGGAAGTTCGCTATCTCTTCCGCCATTCCTACGGCCGGGGATATTGCTTCACGGTACTCATATGACTGGTACGAGTACGCTCTTGACCCGGAGGCGTGTAACAACGGCAGTGCGCCGCTTGGCAGGGTGCTGTCCAGCGCGTTCACTGATGAGATTGCCAATCTTGCCAAGCGGCAGTATGAGATTATTGAGCCAAAATCCAGCGTGTTTGGCTTCAAGCTTAAGGGCATGGAGTCCCTGCGGGAGAAGCTTGAGGGGTACAGGATTACACTTCCCCTTGTGGGGCCTGTCATTGCCGCTCTGGATGACGCTGTGAAGAATGCGCGTAACAGCAATGAGGGGATTAATGACCTTAAGAGTCTGCTTAAGATTATGTCTGACCCTGCGTCACTGGATACGTTCCTCTCTTCTGGCGGGGTCATGTCTGTCCCTGTGAAGGAACCTGTGAAGGAACCCGTGAAGGAGCCTGAACCGGAACCTGTGAAGGAACCCGAACCGGAGCCTGTGGAAGACAGGCGGACTGAGCTTGAACGTCTGCTTGCTGAGCTTCAGGAGAAGCTTGGTAAGAAGGAACCCGAACCCGAACCCGAACCCGAACCCGAACCCGAACCCGAACCCGAACCCGAACCCGAACCCGAACCTGTGCAGAACAAGCCCATTATTTTGGGCTATGATGACGATGAGGAAGAGTTTTAAGGAGGTGTATCATGTTAGAGAATGGCCTTTTTATAACATCGATGTCAAAGCTTGCGTCCATGCTGGGGGCAAGATACGGCGTTAAGGTACAGGTGTCAGGTACAGGTGCCTTTACAGATTACAGCGGTAAGAGTCCTATAATTAATCTGCCGCTTGTCACTGCTGAGCGTGGTCAGGAGGTGTTGCTTCGTGGGTACATTGACCATGAGGCTGGGCATGTCCGGTATACGAACAGAAAAATATTTAATAATGCCAAAGTGCAGCAGGTCTATCTTGTGAAGACTCTCTGGAACATCTGCGAGGATGTGTATATAGAACGCCGTATGTCTGCGGCGTTCAGGGGGTGCGGGCAGAACTTACGGCGCATTGCTATCGTACTGTTCCGTGGGAAGATAGAGCCCACTACCAGTGAGCCTGTGCTTGAACAGGCACTGAGTTATATCCTGTATGGGTGCAGGAGTATTCCCGTACAGGAACTTAGACCTGAGGCGGCGGTTCTGCGGGACGCGTTCCCGTGGCCCAGTATTCTTCCTGAACTTGATACGCTTATAGCCCGCTCGGCTGTGACGAAAAACTCAGATGAGTGCCTGTCCCTTGCTGAGGAAATGGAGGCTCTTATTCTTTCTGCCTATAAGCAGGAGTATGGCGAGAAGCAGAGTCAGCAGGACAGTCAGGGTCAGGACAGTCAGTCTGGTCAGGGTCAGGACAGTCAGTCTGGTCAGGGTCAGGGTCAGGGTCAGGGTCAGGGTCAGGGTAGTCAGAAACTACTCACTAAGGCAGAGCAGAAGCGTGCCGCCTCGCTGAAGAAGAAGCTTGATAAGGCCATTAACAAGACAGCAAAAACGCATATCGGCAGTGACAATATAACCCCCGGGGAAATGTGGGAGATAATGAAAAAGGACATGGCCAAGAGTATTAACGCTGGTCATGGCTACTATAGTTCCGGAGTGGAGGATATACAGCATAAGCTTGATATTGGTAAGGCTATCGCTGACCAGATTGCTCCAAGTAATGACGTCTACAAATATACGGGATGTCGTAGTATGACTATAAGAAAGGCCGCTGGTTGTAATCTGCTGTCACAGGAAGATATTATCCTCGGTGATAGAATGGCTGTCCAGCTTGCCAGCCGGATGTCATCCGTTCTTCAGACCCGTTCTCTTGTCAAACGTGGTACTGGGTCAGTAGGAACAAGGCTTGATAGCCATAGGCTGTATCGCCCCGCTGTCGGTGACGCCCGTATTTTCCGTCATGATATACCGGGACGGACTCCGGATGTGGAAATCATGTGTCTTGTGGATACGTCCGGGTCAATGTACGGGGACAGTATTTCTACGGTTAACCAGACCGCGTATGCTATCGTGAAGGCCACACAGAATATCCGTGGCTGTGCCGTGGGTATCATGTCTTTCAATTCGACTATGGAGTCAGTAAAAGATATGCATACTCCGGTGCCTCCGGTACGACTGATAAGGATGGAGGCGAACGGCGGCACATACCTCGGCAGTGCGTTGATGCGTGTGCTGGACTGCTTCACGGAGAAGGCGCGCCGTCATGTTGTTATCATACTGACTGACGGCATGGCTGATGACCTGCCTATTCTGTCTTCTGCTCTGGACAGGGCGGAACAAAATGCCGTTGAGGTGTATGGCCTCGGCATTGGAGACGGTGGTAGTTATATCGGTGACGTCATGGGCAGGAAGCATTTCAGAGAAGTTCGTCAGAACAGTGCGATTCCAGCGGCTCTGCTTGGTATGCTTGGGGAAGCGCTGCGTATTTAAATTAAATAAATATCCCGTTAGGTGTTGACACCTAACGGGATATGAAATAAACAAAACAAAAGGAGGCAAACGATATGGAAAAGTATCTTATGAACACGGCCACTGGTTCCATCGACACGGAGGAAAACTGGGTTAGAGACTGGCGCAGTATGTCAGAGGAAGAGTGGGGGTCGGATGAGTTTGACCCGTTCGGTCTGCTTGTCGAAGTCCGTAAGAATGACAACGGTGAGTGGGAGGAGGTTGAGTAATGGCCATGCGTGTGATTAGAGAGTTTATTTCTGACCTTAAGATGCCGCTTACCAAACTGGAGGTGGCCTGCGAGCTGGGGCTTCTGGCTTTCGTTCTGACAATCTGTATCATAGCTATACTGGTACAGGAATCGGCTGTGGCCGGGGCGAAGAAGCCTGTCTTTATTGAACGTATACATACTGAGGTTAAGGAAGTTCCTGTGTATATCGCTAAGCATGACGGCGTTAAGCCGGATAACAAGCTGGCTGATAAGAACATTAATTTCCTTAATATCAAAGCATTGCCCAATGGGGAGAAGTGGAAAGGTCAGGTCGGGGTTGACCGCAGGGGCTTTGTCATATTCTCTTCACCAGAGTACGGTATACGTGCGGCCGCGCATATTCTCACGGCGTACTATCTGCGGCATAATAAAGATACTCTGGCAAAAATTGTCAGAAGGTTCTCGACATCAGACCAAAAAGACTATACGGTCTTCTTGTCACGGCAGATGAAGCTGGGAGCGAATGAGCCTTTTCATGTATTGGAGAGACTCCCCGAGCTTATGCGCTGTATGGCACGCTACGAATGTGGACGCTGGCTTCCCAAGCGCATGTTCGTAGGTTATGACATAGCCTCGGCCAGTTACAGGCTGGGGAAATAGGAGAGATAATGAACATTGTCTGCGTGGATGACGGACAGCGTTGGATTCACTACGCCCGTCTTGGACTTGGCTTTTCCTATGGACTAACGTCTTACTACTCGGACGTTAATGATATTCCCATGGGGATTATTGATAAGCTTAATGCCGTGATTGACAGGCTTGCGGCTGTTGGTGGTGGTGAGGATAAGTTCCTCAGGCAGATTCCTGTATGCTATATCATACAGGCCCCCCTGTACTGGTGGTCCGAGATGGATACGTATAAAGTCGGTACTACGGCACAGAGTGAGAGCACCATGCACAGTCTTGGCGGCGTACCTGTGTTCTCCCAGTCCATGTTTGAGCGGACTGTCCCGTCCGATATATTGGACAAAATGAATGTGGTTCTCAGCCGGTATAAAGTGTCCCACAGCAGTAAGGATTTCCTCTCGTTGAAAGCTATGCTTCCGTCCGGATGGCTGCAACGCAGGATGTGGACTGCTAATTACGCAGTCATTAAGAATATTTACCGGCAGAGAAAAAACCACAGGCTCCCGGAGTGGCACCAGTTCTGCGATTTTATCAGAACCAATACTCCGATGATAATTCAGTCTATATTCAAGGAGGATTAGGCGATGACCTTTCAGGAACAGATGATGAAGATTGTTCTTCCTCGTCTGATTGACGGGCTGAACAATCTGAAGAAGGAAGATACGTCTCTTGAAGAGCGTATTAATATGTTGGAGGAAAACGTACAGGAACTCACCAAGCAGGTACAGGAGCTGTTTGTGAATACAGATGACCATGTTAGCCGGCTGAACAGTCTTGAGGCTGCGCTTGTGCAGATGCAGGAGCGGCGCAGACGGGGACGTCCGCGTAAGAGCACTGCCGATACTATTGAAGAACCTGCCGGAGAGTAATTATGAAAATCGTTGTACTGGATTTCGAAACGTATTGGGACAGTAAGAATTACACCTTGTCGAAGATGGGTCCTGTATCTTATATCAGAGACGACAGGTTTTCCGCTCAGCTTTTGAGTTTCATTGTGACAGATTCCAGTACAATGACGTATGACAAAGTGAGGGTGGCTGAGCATGACAAAATTCCTGCCGTGCTCAGCGCCCTTCGACTGGACGCTCCCGGTACTATGACAGTAGCGCACAATGGGAACGGGTTTGATTTTCTCGTGCTGTCTGAAATCTATCACACCATTCCGTGGCTGGCCGTGGACACCATGTGTATGGAGAGATGGACGGGTGTGTCCCGTGTACAGAATGAGTCGTTGAAATCCATGGCGAAATTTTTCAAGTGTGGTGAGAAGGTTGAAGGTACAGTTATATCTGATGGCAGAAGATGGCCTGATGACTTCTCATCAGAAGAGCGTTTGGCGTTCGCGCAGTACTGCTGCAACGATACGGAGCAGTGCTTCTTAAGCTTTAAAGAGATGCTCCCCTACATGACAGCGGACGCTCTTCTGTTTAGTTCTGTGACGGCTAAGATGGCGTGTAATCCTGTGCTCAGACTGGATGATGATATGCTTACGGCATATCTTAATGAGCTGGCTGACAAGGTTACTAAGGCACGGATGGACATTAACAAGCTGTTCATGTTTCAATCTGATGAGGACTTCCTGAAAGCGATTCGTTCTTCTGCTTCCTTTGTCAAAATGCTTGAGCTTCTTGGGAGAAAACCTCCGATGAAATACAGCGTGGCAAAGTCAGAGACGAAGAAGAAAAAGCTAGAAGCAGAGGGGAAGCGCAATCTTAAGGAAGAAGATTACGCAGTCTATACTCCGGCTCTGGCCAAATCTGATTTGGATTTTACAGCTATGGCTTCCGACGCTGATGAGCGTGTCGCTCTGCTTGTCCGCACCAGACTGGAGAACAACTCCAGTATCCAGAAGTCACGGGCTGAGACGTTCCATGCGCTGGCCAAGAGCGGCAGGCTGATGCCCGTTATGCTCAATGCGTTCAAGGCTCACACGTCACGGTATACGGCTGGCAACTCTGAAGGGAGCAGTGACAAGCTCAATCTTCAGAACCTGAGCAAGCGTGACTCGAGCCAGCTTACTTTGAGGAAAGCAGTACAGGCACCGGAAGGAATGGCCCTTGTGGCCTGTGACTCGAGTCAGATTGAGGCACGTATTCTTGCCTATGTCGCTAACGAGACCGAGCTGGTTGACGCATTCAGGAGAGGGGCTGACCCCTACGCTGACCTTGCGGAAAAGATTTTCCAGATACCGAGTGAGGAGATTCATAAGGGCGCGAAGTCCGGAGACAAGAAACTGAAAGCGTACAGGAACGTTGGCAAAACAGGAATTCTTTCCGCTGGATACGGCGTTGGCTGGAGGAAGTACGCGGATACTTTGCTCCGTCAGGGTGTGCGCTTGAGCAGTGATATTGACCAGCATTATGAGATGGCCCACCATGCTCACAATGTTTACCGTGCCAGTAACCCGAGTATTGTGAATTTCTGGGATACCTGTCAGGCTGTTATCAAAGCCCTGTATCTTGGATACTGCGGAGAGTTCGGCGGCCCCAATGATAATATCTTCCGGTACGGGATGGGGCCTGTATGCGGACGGGCCAAGGTGCCGACTATCGTGGGGCCCAACGGGTACGCTCTGCGGTATTATGGTCTCACGTGTCAGGAGTCCGAGGAGAATGGACGGGTAGAGTTTTATTATATTCGGCCAAAGGGAAAGTCAGAGCTGAAGACAAAGATATACGGTGGAGCCCTTACAGAAAATCTCTGTCAGTATCTTGCTTTTGCTTTGCTTCAATGGCAGGCTTGTCGTATGACAGAACAGGGGATACGGCTTATCGCCAATATCCATGACTCATTCCTTGCCATTTGTCCGGAAGAGGATGCAGAGCGTACTAAGGCTGTGATGGAAGCCTGTATGTCCAACGTACCGGACTGGCTTAGGGGTTTCCCCGTGGCATGCGAAGCTGAGATTGGTAAAGATTACTGTATCGCTTAGGAGGTAAGATGTTTGTTTTCTCACCGAGCAATATGATGGCGTTCAGAACCTGCCCCCGCAGGTTTCAGGCACAGTCCATAACGAAAGAAATTAAGTGGAAAGCCAGCGTTCAGAAATCCCGTGGCACAATTGTTCATGGGGATATTGAGAAAGCTTTCTGCAAAGGCATGCAGTCCGTGACTCACTGGGATGACAAGCTTGATACTTCTTATGTGTCGAACCTTATTGATACCGTGAGGGGTATAAAGGGACAGCTTCTCATCGAGAAAGAGCTTGTCGTTACGGACAAGTTTAAGCCTACTAACGATTGGTGGGATGGGCACGCTCTTCTCAGGGCAAAGGCAGATACGCTCATCATTCCTGATGACGGCGACCCGTGGCTTATTGACCTTAAGACGGGTAAGAAATGGGATACTGAGGATTTCCAGCTGCGTGTCGAAGCTCTGCTCGTACATCTCATTTATGGCAGGGATGTCATCCGCTACTCATATGAGTACGTTGATATTGGCGAGAGAGTAGAAGGTGTCGTGGATATGTCCCGTGGACTTCTTCCCGTACAGGATGTGGTTGATACCATGAGGGATATGAAAGTTGCTATACGGGATAGCTGCTTCCTGCCAGTCAGGAACAGGTTCTGCCGCTTCTGCGATTTCCATGGCAAGACAGAATGTGGGCTGATGGAATGACACCTGAGGGAAAAGTTAAACAGAAGATTACTGCGTGGCTGAAGGCTCATGACATATGGTACTTCATGCCACGCGGTACAACATTCGGTCGTTCTGGTATTCCTGATTATATCGCCTGTCTCCATGGCAGACTGATTGGGATTGAAGCCAAAGCCGGGAGCAACAAGCCAACGGCTCTGCAATTGCTGGAACATAAGAAGATGCGCTTGGCCGGGGCTGTTGTGCTTGTCATTAATGAGCATAACCTCGGAGAGCTGGACGCTATGCTGAAAGAGGCAGAGAATGGAAACACCTGATATAGCTGTTCTTAGTGACAGCAACTGGATTTATCTGGGGGTCAGTGACCCGAAGATAAGAAAGCTTGGGAAATCTGTACCGGGCATTGTATATAAAGATTATACGAACCCTGACAAAACGCTGTTCGCCGTACCGCATGATAATGATGGCTGCATGATAGCCGCTAATCTTGGGGCGGATGTTACTGACCTTACGCCGTTTATGACAGATAAGCACCCGCTCATTGAGGGCCGGTACAAACCCATGAAGCATCAGCTTAAGACGGCCTCGTTCATCACACTGCACCCGAGATGTTATGTTCTGTCTGACCCCCGTACAGGAAAGACGGGAAGCCTGATTCTTGCTATGGACTACCTTCAGCGGCATGCTCAGGTAACGGGTGGGTTTCTTATCGTCACTACTGTGACTACAATTGATAGCGTATGGATAGACAGCATAGAGCAGACTCTTCCCAGAGCACGGATTGTAAGAGTGCATGGTAAGGGCCGCGAGAAAGCGCTGGAAAGTCCTGCTGATTTTTATATCACTAACTATGACAGTATCCGTTTATCGGAGAAAGCTTTTGTAAAAGCAGTACTGGAGAAGCGTATAGGCGGTATTGTTATTGATGAGCTGACGCATGTGGGCAACTCGACAAGCCAGCGGTTCAAGGCTTTGGACAACATAGTCAACAAGCTGAATGTCAGGTATGCTGTGGGAGTGACGGGTTCCCCTGCTGATAACCCTGAAGCTGTGTATGGTATGGCCCGCATGATTAACCGGAGCAAACTGCCGTGCCGTACCAAGACAGGTTGGCTTGACCTTGTGACGTATCAGTACGGGCCTGAACCGTTCATGCGAAAAGCGTCCCCTATGGCGGCTCCCCGTATTTTTCAGACACTTCAGCCGGCTATCCGGTTCAATAAGAATGATGTGATTGACCTGCCTCCTGTCGTTACACAGACCCGCCGCTGTCCTATGAGTACGGAGCAGAAGAAAGTTCATGGTGACCTGCGGAACGAAGCTATGTCTATACTGGACAGCGGCGTTACTATCACGGCGGCGAATGGCGGTGTGCTCTTCCAGAAAATGATGCAGATGGCGCAGGGGTTCGTGACTATGGACGGGATGCCTGTACCGTTACAGCACAAACAGCGTACTGAGACTATAATAGACTGTATCAGTGAGACAAATCATAAGGTTGTTATTTTCGGGGTGTTCATCTTCTCGAACCATATGCTTGCGGACGAGCTGAAGCGCGCTGGTTTCTCTGTCGATATAATAGATGGCGGCGTGACGGCGAAGAGCAGGGCACAGATACTGCATAATTTCCAGTACACTCCAGACCCGAGAGTGCTCATATGCCATCCGACAACAACCGCTTTCGGAGTTGAGCTATCGGCGGCGGACACCATGATTTTCAATGGGCCGCCTATGCTGGGTGGATTCATCTATGCTCAGGCTCTGGAGCGTCTGAGCTCTGCCAAACAGAAGGCGTCCAAGATTTCCGTCATTAGAATAATTTCTTCGCCAGAAGAAGAAAAATCTTTCAGAAGTCTTGACGAAGGTAAAGAACTGGGGCAAACTGTATCTATACTATTTGAGGGGTGGAAAAATGAACATAGAAGTCAAAGACTCGGGTAAGGAGTTGAAGAGCTTTCTGGAGAGTAGTCTTCCGATGCTGTTCCCCCGCTCCCGTATATCTGAATTAACCAATGGCATAATCAGCTACCGGACAATGGTTAATCTTGACTACAAAAGATTGGGCCCGCCCATAGTTAGGGTTGGCAGGAAGATTTGCTATAGCAAAAAGGATTTCATCGCGTGGGCGGTTAAATTCTACTGTATTGATAATGTAGAAAACTATTAATCTGTGTGGAGGTATAAGATGAAGGGACTGAACGAACTCGCTGCGCGTCTCGTACAGGTTAGGGCTAAGCGGCTTGAGCTTGAGCGTCAGGCTGACGACATCAAGTCGGGGGAAGAGAAGGAACTTACTGACCAGATTATGGCACTTATGAGTGCTGATGGTCTGAAGTCCTGCAATATTCCCGGCGTAGCCAGACTGGCTACAAGGACAACGCATCATTATGAGATAACGGATATAGAGTCATTATCCATGGTGATGTTCAAGCAGATGATTCTTGCCCTGAAGTCAGGGCGGAATATTTCTGATGCTCTGATGTTTCAGCGGCGCCCGAGTAAGGAGAGCATTGAAGCGTATATGCATGATGCCCTGAACCTTTCTCCCGATGACGAGGGGTACAACACTGCGTGTGCCGGAGCTGGTATCACTTACGTTGATAAGGATGTCCTGTCTGTTACCAAGGCCTAAAAGGAATAAGGAGAAATACTATGTCTAATCTTCCTGTGTCTATGGATTCTATGTTTGTCACTTCTGGAAGTCTTGCTCAGCTTCCTGAAGAAATCACCAAAGCTTTTGCCTCCTCTTACGAGGATGCCTTTGCCGGAATGGGTGGGGCCGGACAGCGCAGGATTCGTATCCGCAAGACGGATTTCGAACTGCTTGACGGCGGCTCCTCTACCGTGATTCCTGCCAACGAGCTGGCTGGTGTTTTTGTCGGCGCCGCCAAGAGCAACTACGCTGTGTGGTACGAGCGTGACTATGCTCCCGGTCAGGAGCCGGAAGCTCCCGACCTTATCTGGAATATCGATAATAATTTCACTGTTTTCCCTGATGCTCTGCCTGAAGAATACAGGCAGAAGGTTATGCGCGGCGGCAAGCTCAGGTGGGCTTTCCAGATTCGCAAGCGTCTCGCCTTTGTTCTTCTGCGTAACTTTAATGGGCAGAGCGTCCTTGACTGTGACCATCCGTATATTCTGGATGTGACTGCCATGTCCCTGTACGGGAATGGTCTGCCCCAGCAGAATATGTATAAGTGGTCTGGTCTGCGTGACCTGTGTCAGCAGTATTCCGCGGGGGGTATTCAGGTTACGCCCAGTATGTTCCTTACTCAGATTGTCCTTGACCCCACCGTAGCTGTTTCCGGTGTCGTCATGTTCCGTCCGTACTTCGACAGGAACAACCATCTGGCGTTTCTCAGCCCGGACATCATGTCCCAGGTGTATAACACTATGTGTGCTGAAAGCACGCAGGAGCTTCTTACTGTCAGGGAGAAGCTTACCTATGGGGACGATAGTCAGGAAGCTCCCAGCAAGCCGGCTAAGCCTGTCAGAAAGGAAGCCGCCGCTCCTGTGCAGAAGGCTGAGCCCCAGCCCCAGCCTATCACGGTTCCCCATGCTGAACCCGCGAAGGATGCCGCTATGCGCACCCTGTTGGATCAGGCCGAAGCCGCTATGAGCAAGAAGGCTGGTGTCGAAGCTCCCGTACAGAAGACGGAAGCTGCTGCTGAAGGGCCTGTCGCTAGTAACGTTCAGGCTCTTCTTGACGAGCTTAGTTTCTAACTGATATAAATTCTGACCAGTCCGGGAAACCGGACTGGTCAGAAAGCTTACTCCTCTTGCCATCTCTGTGTGAGTCTGATATATCACAAGTCACACGGGGGTTTGCCTGCTAAGAGTCCCGCCCCGAGATGAGTGGGGTTACGGGTCGCCTCTTCCCTGACTTCCACGTTGGAGACTTCTCGGGACGGGACTCTCATCAGGCAGGCCAGTGTCTCCAACTGGCAACAATAAGGGGTGCTTATGGACACTACAGAGTTTCTTTCGGCGATACTTCCTCCTCTGAAGAAGGGAATATTCGGGCCGGAACAGACGTATTATATTCTCGCTCTGAAGGGAAACGAGCGTTGCTCTTTACGGGCTGACAGTACTGACTTTATTATAGACAAGTGCAGCGAGTTCAGTGCCAGGGGTTTCGATACCTATATGGCTATGGCCTCGTTCGACATCTATGTACCGGGGCGGAAAGCGGCGAATGTTGTTGGGGCCAAGTGTTTCTGGGCTGACCTCGATATAAACAAGGCTGACTGCCGCTATCAGACAAGGGAAGAAGCCCTTAAGACTCTGGTTGATTTTGGCAAAGCTACCGGGCTTAAGCCGAGTATCATTGTTTCATCCGGCAAGGGTCTGCATGTTTACTGGCTCCTTAACAGGGTTGTGAATGCGGCCGAGTGGAAACAGCTTGCCAATAATTTTCTCAACCTCTGCACCAAACACAACATGGATGTTGACAGGGCAAGGGCAAGAGATATAGCGAGCGTGCTTCGTCTCCCCGGTACGATACATCAGAAGACAGGAACCACTGTATCAATCCTGCTTGCTACGGACAGGAAGTATGACCCTGAAGCGTTTGGAAACATATCTGTTCCCGCTCCGGTACAGTCCCCTCCCGTACAGGCCCCCGCTTCCCCGCAGGATTTCTTTGGGATGGGGCCTGAAGAGCCTGTGTATGACGGCGTAGAGATTGCGCGTAACTGCAATCAGATAATGACAATGGGGAAGCAGTCATACCCCAACTGGTTCGCCGCTATGTCTGTACTCCGCCGCTGTAAGAACGGGCTTGCTGTGGCTAAGGTTCTGTCTGGTGCATGTCCTGAGAAATATAACGAAGCAGATACTGAGAAGCGCTTTTATGAGGCTTATCCAGACAGGCCCGCACGCTGTGATGTCTTCCGGGCAAATAATCCTGAGGGTTGTAAAGGCTGTAAGTATGCCGCTGTTCTGAACTCTCCGGCGTCTCTTCACCGTATCCTGCATTCACGGCAGGTAGAAATATCAAAACCTGTCGTTCCTGAAGGTGATAGCCATATTGTTATTCCTGACTGGGATAAAGACTGCGGCTACACAGTTCTTAACGATGAGGATGACCACTCACATTTCTCTGTACTGGATGACGGGATTCATTGGTATCCGTTTGACACGAAAGAGAAAGCTGTTGATGATGTGAGGATATTCCAGAGCCGGATCTATTACATACGAAGTGAAGTTTATATCGATGACGCTGAACGTCCACACCGTATGCACGTCTTCAAAGTGGAGCGCCCTTCCGGCTGGTGTGAGACTGTCCATTTTGACTGCGACAAGGACAGCGGACAGAATGTTACGAAGTGGTTTCTCAACGCTGGTATAGCTCCGCTTACCCCGCGTTGTGACACACGAGTTATGAATATGCTGATAAACGCCTATCTATCCAAAGTGGAAACTGACCCGAAGGAACGTATATCATATGACCATCTGGGATGGCAGGATATTACTGACCCTGTGTCGAAAGAGAAGCATAAGGGTTTCGTTACCGGGGCAGGAGCTGTTATGTCTACGGGTCTGCACCCCGTGGCATTCGGCGGTATTGCCCGTTCCTCCATACCGCAGATGTGCGGTCATGCCGGTACTGTAGAGAAGTGGTCTTTCGTGCCGAAGATGTACAGGGCCCTTGACCAGAAACTAGGTCAGCTTGCCATGTGTTTCTCATTCGCTGCGCCTCTTATGGAAATAGGCGGCGGAGATGCGAACAACTGCATGTTGTCCATATGGTCAAGCGAGACGGGCTGTGGCAAGTCTCAGCTTCTGAAATCGTGCGCTTCCGTATGGGGCAACCCAAGAGAGATGTTCTTCTCCAAGGATGAGTCCATTACCGCACGCTGCCGCCGTATGGCTATACTGAATAACCTGCCGGCATGTATGGATGAGGTCACTGACCTTACGGATGAAGACCTTTCCAATCTGGCGTTTGTTATCTCCTCTGGCAAAGAGAAGAATAAACTTCGTGCCTCCGGTGCCGAGTTTATCCGTACCGGACGATGGGCCACATGCACGTTCCTGACGGCTAACAAGTCTGTAAAGGAATGTCTTGCCCGTTATCATACGGACACAAGCGCTACGCTCCAGCGTATAATGGAATACCGCTGTGACTTTCCCCGGTACAATGATCCGAAAATCAGAGAGTTTATTCAGAAATGCGCGAAGCTCTATGATGATAACTACGGTATTGCCGGGCCAGAGTTCCTTATCAGGCTGTTCCAGTATCCTGAGCGTCTGGTATCTCTGCGTAACTACGTGGAGGACTGGGGTCGCCGCAACGGTTTCTATCAGGAAGAACGATTCATGTCGAACGCTCTGGCCATTGCTATGAAGGCCGGACGCTGGGCTGTGGAGTTCGGACTTCTTGACTATGATATGGACGCTCTTGAAAACTGGGTTTTGAAAGTCTTTGTCCCGTACAATAGAAAAGCTACGGGCAAGGCTGAGACGAAATGGGCCGTTGCTTTCGGCGATGTTATTCAGGATATGAGCCGGAGCACTTTGGTTGTTTCCGGTGCCAGCCGTCTTCCCAACGAGCCTGACCCCGGCAACCTTGTTATGCCGGATAAATATGTGAAGTACAGGCCCAACAATGGGATTGTCCTGTCACGGTATGAAGTACGTAATAGGACGCTGTACATATCCAGCAAGGCCATAAAGGAGTGGTGCCAGAAGAACAATGCTTCTCCCGGCACCGTACTTGAAGCCCTACGTGTTGATGGCTTCCATATTAAAGAAGAGCGCATCAATCTGGGCAAGGGTGTGTCTACTATCCCGTCTGCCCGTATCAGAGTCTGGCGTCTGGATAAGGACGACTTGGATAGGCTTGACTATATCACGCCTTCAGGAAACGCATGATGTCATCTGCTGTATACAGCTTCTGATTGGACGAGCCTCGCCATTCAAGGTCAAGGCTTTTTTTCTCCTGTATGAAGGGGCCGTCTATCAGTGTGTCTATACTGGTGAGCAGTGACCTTATATCCGTATGGGTTCGCGCTTTCTGGATAAGCTCTTCCAGTGTGTAACCCGTATAGCACATGACCGACAGGTGAAGTTTGTGGTGTATGGCACGGGCCAGCAGGGATAAAGGGAGCGCTTTGTCAAAAGGCTCACCCCCTGAGAAAGTCACGCCGCTGATGAGGGGGGACTGCTCTATTTTACGAAACAGTTCCTCCAGACTCATATCATGTCCACCGGAATAATCATGCGTCTGGGGATTGTGACACCCGGGGCAGTTATGCCCGCACCCCTGTACGAATATGGTGAAGCGCATACCCGGCCCGTCTGTGATACTCTCGGGAATAACCCCGGCCAGTCTTATATTCATAGCAGTCTCCATAAAGAATCCCCCATACCGGAGGAGCGGGCCAGCATGGGGGATTTTGTCATAACCGCTGGGCGGGGCGGTTTACCCGATACTGAACGTAATAGTCTTCACTGAGGTTTTCGTTCCATTCAGATTTGTCAGGGCAATGCTGAATGTAACGTCTCCGGCAGAAGTCGGGGTGCCAGTGAGCGAGAGCGTATTACCAGTACGGGTGACAGTAAGCCAGTCCGGCGCACCTGCGACAATAACCTGTACAGGGTCAGTGCCCGTGAACTCTACCGTACCATGATAAGCGGTTCCTGTAGAGCCGGACGGCGTGTAAATATTCAGGAAATCAGCGGGAGTCTTGGGGCAGTCTCCATCTTCGCAGCAGTCATAGCTGCATATCAGGTCTTTAATAACCGCTATGACTGTAGGTGAGACAGACGATACACACGTACCGATAGGATGTTTTACTGCTTCAGTACCGGAAAGCCCACGGTCAACCATAAGGAAACCCTGTTCCAGATGGGCGCGGACTGTCTCAATATTTGCATCGTCACGCAGAGTAAGATAGATATATGAACCGCTGGACTTCAGAATAGACGCAAGGTCTGCGGCGGCTTCTTTGGTTAGAGTTATATATTTACCGCTTTCTTCAAGCGGGGCTGTAAGAAAGGCAGAGAAGAACTCTGTTGTCATATTCATTATTTATTCTCCAGTGTGGCTACCCGTACTTCGAGTGCCTGTATTCTGGCTTCCAGCGCAGAGGTGTCAGCGTCTCTTCCCGGAAGTCCCTGTGGCCCTGCCGGGCCCTGCTTTCCCCTTTCTCCGGGGGCTCCCTGCGGGCCCATAAGCCCTGTCTCTCCTATCGGCCCCTGTATCCCCTGTGGGCCTGTGTCTCCTTTCTCTCCTTTCGGGCCTCTGGGGCCTTCAGGGCCCCTGTCTCCCTTCTCTCCCTTCTCTCCCTGCGGGCCTCTGGCTCCTTCAGGGCCACGCTCTCCATGTTCCCCGCGCACTCCCTGTACACCCTGTTCCCCTGTATCGCCCTTATCTCCTTTGGCACCTTCTTTTCCTGTATCTCCCTTATCTCCTTTCTCGCCTTTAATGGCATCGCTCCATTTAAGCTGGAAGATACTGTTGGGGTCATAGGTCAGAACCTGTCCTTCTTCGGCTCCTCTGGGGATAATGAATGGGGTTCCGCATCCATCTGTACAGGAACCACAGGGTTCTATATCATGATTGTGAATGGCCATCTAAAGCTCCATAGTGCAGTTGTCGAGCATAAGTGTAACGGCGGTCTGGTCGATGAAATGGTCGGAACATTCCGGGCCGATGTCAATATCAAATACTGCCAGCGTACAACAGGCAGGTTCTGGCTTCTTCGGTTCCGGTTTGGGCTCCGGTGTATCGGAACAGCTGACTGCTCCAAACGCAAACTCCGGGGGAAGTATGGCTTTCTCTAGCGCCTTTGGTTTACCAAGTGAGTACAGAGGAACCATGTTGAGTGGTTTCATCTTGGGAACCAGCCGGACAATGCCGGTATATCTTCCGGGGGGAGTTGTACTGAGTTTGTCACCGAGACGGAACACAATGCGTCCCTCGTTATCCGTACCGAAAGCGGGAAAACACATTATAGGCACGTCTAGTCTGGTGTTGGCCACATCTTCTCCTGTACGGACTCCGGGCCAGCATCCATAGAAGAACCATGGCGAGCCTCCGGGGTTGCAGTTACAGGGCTGTCCCGCTTCTCCGGCTACAATGAGAAGCTGAAGACCATGCCAGTCAGCCAGCTGGGACTGGTTGCCATATGTTTTGATTCGGAATGCGATTCGGGAAATTCCCTGCGTAAGGTAAACAATCATATGTTAGTCCTGCGACAGAATAGCGACTGCCTTATTATATGCGTCATTCTGATTCTGATACCGCTGACGGAAAAATTCTTTAAGACCCTCGTCATCATCCATCTCAATAAGCCGGGCGATTTTATCTTTGGCTCCCTGCTGGGACTTCTTGATAGCGTTATCAGTATCAATAATGGTTATTACTTTCAGAATGTCTGGTTCGTCCCATCCAGCATCCCGAAGCTGACGTACACGCCACGCCCTGTATATCTCGGGTTTGGCTGTAATCTTTCTGTTGCTGGTCTTAAGAGTGACACCTTCCTGTCTGATACGGGACATGTACTCGCTCTTGTACTGGTCATACAGGCTGCGGCCTACGTCCGTAATCTCGCCCCTGTACATCGTGCCGCCCAGTCCATACGCTACAGGGCCAAGTTTGTTGTACATGCCTTTTTCAGGATTGTTAGCGGGGTTCTTCTCGGCGTCAATATAGGACGGAATGAACCGCAGAAAGCCAGTAGCGTATCCTCTGAGCAAAGCCTTAAGCTGTTCCGGAGCGAAGTCGATACCCGTAGTCTGTAGTATTTCTCTGGCGAGACTCTTGTACAGGGGGGAAGTAGTGGCCCATCCAGAGTCCGCCGCTGATGTGTATGCGCCCTCGTTAGCACTGTAGTAAGTAATGGGGCGCCCCTTGAAGTTCCTGTTAACGGCCACGTCTACGACAGGCCGGACAAGAGCGGGAGAAAGAATTTGTATTAACCATGTGGACGGAGACATAGAGAACTTATAATCAGGGGCATCGGCAGGTGACATCTGTTTGGCAATAGCCGTCAGAAATTCCGGCATGACGTCTTCAGCAGAAGCAACGCCACGTTCCATTCTGTCCATGGCTATGGCCATACTGGAAGCCAGCTGCGCAATACCGAAGCCGATAGGCATCTTGAAGTAATCGCCAGAGTCATTGGTCGGTATCGGGATATACCGGCACAGGTCGCCGATAGACAGAGAGTCCATCCGGTACGCACCTGTATCCTCGTCCTGACCAAGAGCTTCACGGGCGAAGTTGTACAGCATGCCGCCTATGGCAGTCAGGCCAACAAATGTAGCCATACCTCTGTATGACATATGGAATCCGCCGTCTGTTCCCGGAGCAAGTCCTACGGTACGAAGCATGGCACGCGCGCCCTGTAATGTAGGGTTGGTAAAGGGGAAGAACATACGCAGGGCGTTCGTGTATTTTCCGGTCTGGCTTTGATCCATGACTTCCGATACGGCGTTGGCTGTCTGGGAGGGTTCAATGGAATGTTCCCGCATAGCGGCGTACTGAGCCAGTGACGGCGTGAGGTTCCACACATCATTCCATGCGTATATCCATTTGGCTACTGTTTCACGCATGCTGCCGAACCGGGAAGCAATGCGGTCAACAAGCTTTTCCGTCTGATTATTCCTATCAGCGTAGTATTTATTCAGGTTGTCAATGTTATTGATAAGGGAAGTACTCTCCTTACCAATAGCACGGGAGTATGTATAGTGCAGTCCGGCCTCGGTAAATTCCTTGAAGTACTTTCCATACTCACTGTTCGGGTCAAGCCTGCCTACGGTATGATGAACGACAGCGTTGAATGCTTTGGGAAGCTGGCTGAGATATGAACCAAGCAGTTTATACCCCGGAACGTGCTGACCATATGTATCAACATAGTCCCTGTTGGCCATGTTTACGCCACGTTCCAGTATGTCACGCGCTCCGTTGCAGGGGGCGAACCCAATATTGAGGCTCGTACAGGAGTGACCCATCATGGCTGTGGCTTTGGCCAGAAAGTTCAATCTCTCATCCAGATGCAGTACGGACGTCATAGCGTCATTAAGTTCTGCGCCTGTGATGTGGCTCTTCTCATCGCTGTACCGGACGTCGAACTGAATGAACCTGCGGGTATAGATTATATTGCCGGCTTTATTCCTGACATACTTTCCCGTAGAGTCCAGTCTGGGAGCGATGAAGTTAAGACCTCCACCATGTGTTGAAGAGCTAGTAATGGCATAATACATATTGCGTTCAGCTTCGCTCGGGCTGAACTGCATACGCATGAGGTGTTCATAGCTGATAGAGTAGAAAGGATTGTGCGTCATAGCGTATTTGTCTACGCCTTTGCCGCCTTTCTTTATGTTGCGCTGAAGTTCTCTGGCGTTGTTTATATCTTCAATTGTATAGTTTCTGAATCTGTCCCGTGCGCTCTTGGGGGCATTTTCCGAGAACGGGTCTATGCCCTGCTGAATATAATCGTTGTAGACAGCAAGTTTGTTTCTGGCATGGATGTTATAATTCATAGCCTGTTCCGCCGAGTACATAGCCATAGCAGCTTTGGACATGCCAACACGGGCCGCGGCTCTGTTGGCGAAATGCTGTATCGTATACCATGCGCTGACAGGCGGCTGTTTCATACCCTGAGCCTGATGGAACTTGCCGGGAAGGTAGTTGTCCGTATCAGTTACTGACCTGCTTACGTTATCCTGATTCGAAGCGAATGGAACAAAGTCATCATAGTCAGCGAAGTACCGGAGCTGTTCAGGAACAACCTGTCCGGCTTTGGACAGGTCAGTCATGGATGCCCTGATAACGCCAGCCATACTGCTCATGATTTCCTGCTGCTGCTTTTCGCTCAGGCCATGACGGATAAGGAGCTCTTTGATTTTGGCGTCCCGGGCAGCGGCGTCACTGTCCAGAAGTCCCGCAGTAGGATGTTTGTCATCATAGAAGAACGGGCCCTGTATGTTACGATTAGCCGCCAGCCATTCATGATTAGCGAACAGCTGCGCATATTCCTTACTGAGATTGATATGTGCTATGTTGGCATCCGGCTTGTTGATGTCAAACTTATCTTTTTCGGCAATGGCCAGAATTTCATTCATGCGCTGCTGCCAGTTGCGCAGAATAATGTCAGTATGGACAGGCATCTGGGACAGGTTAAGCCGGTCGCCAATAAGTTCAAGTGTCTTATTGACTGACAGAGTGTTGTCTTTAAGATACCGCTTCGTCAGTTTGCGGATGTTGTCGAGCTTTTCAGAATAACTACTGCGGAGACCAGAGACAGTACGGAAACCGTCCTGTATGGAACTGACCAGAGGATGTTCCATAATGGAACGCCCCTGTACGGGGAGGGTGCGGGCAAGGAACATATATACAGGGGCCAGTCTGTCAGTAAACCTGCGGGCCAGACCGCTGGAAAATCTGGTGTACAGGTTCATTGTTTTAGCAATACGTCCCGTGAGGTTTTTAAAGTTGTCGAGCATGCGCTTCTTTTCCTGCTCACGGTAATTGTTGACTTCCCTGATGTATTCGGAAGCCATTCTGCCTACTGTTCTGGTATCTGCCTGTGTAAGACGTACACTTCCGCCGGAGGGTACTGCGCCTATATTCTCGTTGATGTTGTTGGCCGCTTCCGCTTTGGCCGCAAGATTGTCGGCTTCCGCATCTGGGGAAATGTTTTCTCCGTTGTCTGTATCTGAGGCGTTATTGAAACTGCCCTGAGTGAAACCGCCGCCATCCTGTTTCATCTCGTTTTCAACATCTTTGCGTCCGTAACAATCACTCATGGCTACCTCTATGAGATACAGGGATTATCACCGTTGAAGGCTTCCTTGGTCTTATCATTCTGTACAGTCATCTTTTCAGGTGACATAGTGTCTGCGTTTTTGTTATTCCGGGCTGCGTCACCCTGTACCATATCAGAGAAATACTTGATATTATCCACATCTTCCGCTGTGAACAGAGCGCTGGTATCCTGTCCGTTTGATTCTTTGTACCGGTTCATTCTGTCAGCGATAATATCACCGACTTCTTTCGGGAACATCTGTGCAATGCTCTTGGAGGCTTTCCTGCCAAGTGTATACTGACCCCGTTTATAAATCAGGGACGTAAGATTAGGCGCGGATTTAACAGCGGATGAAGCCGCTTCATTTTGTCTCAGGAACAGGGAGTTGATCATATCAGCCGCCTGTTCGTTAGAAAGCTTCTCCGTACCGGTACTGGAGAAGTACTCCTGTAGGGAGTCGTGCATCTTCTGCCGCTGGACTTTTGTCAGCGGCTTAGGCTTCTCTCCAGTATCAGGGCTTCTCTGGCCTGTGCTTCTTTCTGTCCCAAGGCTTCCTGTGCTCTGACCTGACTCTGCATTTCCAACGGTTGCTGATTCAGTACCTCGTCCTCGGTCAGCCGGCTCTGGTCTTCCTGCGGTACTCCCCTGTTCTCCAGCATTGACCGCATAATTTTCAGGCGCAGGGGTGTTTTCATTGGGCCGCCCGCCGCTCCCTGCCTCTGTATTTCTCTGACTATCTGCTCCAGTTTCCGCAATACCTCTACCGGGAGCGGATTCAGCAATGTTTGTGGTATTGGCTGCCACTGCGCTATTAAGGTCAGTATTTTCTGTATTAACTGTTCCTTCTCTGAGTCGTTCAGTAATTCCATCGGGGGAAGCTGATTGCGCTCTCTGTACGTCTGTCGTATTGCGTCTCTTGTTTCCATTGCGGGTTCTCTTTCCGGCTGGGCTGATATTTACCGGTGCAGTATTTGTGATAATGGGCGGAAGAGCCCGTCTGGCTCTGTCTTCGTTAATTAAATCAAGGAGAACCATATCCTTGTTCTGCGGGGCGGCGGACTGTCTCTTTCTTCTGGATGTGGCAGTCCCCCGTTGTCTGGCTCTTTTCGCAGCTCCAGCTGGCACCATGTCAGGAGTAATACCGGGGAGAAGCCCCGTACTGGCGGCAGGCGCAGACCTCTGAGCCTGTGCCATCAGGCTGGACAGAGGTGTCTCAGCTCTTTCCATGGGGGCGGAAGGAGCTACCGGATGCTCCTGTACGGAAGAAGCCATGGCTGGCGTTTCCTGAACAGGGGTGACAATGTTCTCCTGTACAGGCGCTTCAGGTGCAGGAGAAGCGGGCGTTTCCGAAGTGACATTGGAAGCAGGAGTCTCAGGAGCAGTGGGAGTAGTAGGAGCTTCAGGAGCAGTGGGAGTAGTAGGAGCTTCAGGAGCGGCAGTGGAAGCAGGAGTCTCCGGAGCGGTTGAGTTTTCTGTGGCCGAGGGAGTTTCAGTCTTTTTCTCTGCCGTAAAATCTTCTGCTTTGTACTGCATAGGAGCAGGAGCTTCGGGTTCAGCCGCATTCCTGTTAAGGATGTGTCTGCCGGCCATACCCATAGCGCCGCCGATACCGGCCATAGCGCCACCGTACAGGGCGGACTCGCCTATGCCGTTTGTAATGTCATTATTCTGTCCAGTAGCGGCATTGTAGTTAGCGTTGCTTCCCATGGTATTCAGCGCGTTGGAAGCGGCGCCTTCGGCTATAGCGGGAACAACACCATACTTCACAGGTCTGTTGAGCACTTCCCTCTGGATAATGTAAGGCGCTGTCTCCTCGCGCATAACCTGATTAACCATCTGTTGCTTTTCCGCGTCAGTAATGGTTTCCTCGGCTGCATCTGCGCTCTTGCGGGCAATGGCTCTGTTGTTCAACGTTTTGTCAACGACTTCCTCTGCCATGGAACGGGCTTCGCGTCCAGCGGCTCCTGTACCGGAACGGATAAGACCTGCCCCAATACGGGATACAGCGGCGGGAACAACACCGGACACACCGCCTATAGCGGCGTTCATCGCGGCTTCTCTGTATTTGGCATCGTTGTAGGCGGCAATACGCTGGTCTTCGCTGAGCGATTCGTCTTCGGCCAGACGCTGGCGGAGACCGACATCACCGCTGACAGCGTTACCTGCCGCTCCGGCCAGAACACCGCCAGCCAGACTGGCCAGCGGGGCGGCGGCTACACCGCCAGTAAGAGCCGATGCGCCAAGAATACCAGCTCCTGTACCGAGTGCCTGTAAAGCAGTACCGGGGTCTTGTACCATGGTGTTGACCATATTGCGGGCCGTACCCATGAAATCATCATTACGGTCAGTAAGGCCGCGGCCTTCTCTGGTGCGAAGGTCAGTCTCTTTCAGGTCAGGGTTGCTGTCGATAATGGCCTGAATACGCTGCTGCGATTCCTGGTCTTTCCTGTCTCGTGTCCTATCATCATCGCCTATGGTACTAATCCAGTTAGACAATGACTCCGCACCAATACGCGCGCTGTCAATGAGGCTGGAGAAACCGCTGGTGTCATCAATGGCTTTCTTTTCAGTCTTGACCTGATTGTTTGCCCCGGACAGTTCACGGGATATGATAGCGGACGCGTCATCACTCCCGCCGTACTTATGGTTAAGCTCTTTCCTGACAGCGGCAAGAGTTTCCTGTTTCGTCTTGTTACTGGCTTTAGGGTCATTCATCGTGGCAGCGAGTCTGCTGAGCGCAGGGTCAGCACGCACGTTGTCAACAGTCTGGTTATGCTGGAGAGCCTGAAGGTTGGCTTTGCGCTCGTCCTTGGAATTACCCATAATGGGAACCTGTACGTACTTTCCTGTCTTCGGGTCAAGGACATTGGCGTATGTAACTTTACCGGATGAGCCGTTCCCGCGTCCCCCGCCGCGCCGGCCCCCGCTAGCGGCGGCACGTGCCTGCGCGAGACGAGCGGCAAGTATCTGTTTGGCCAGCGCAGCAACAAGCTGGGTATCATCGGGAATTTTGTTGGGCTGTATTGCGCCGGAAACACGGGGGATGTCAAAAGCCATGGATGTTACTCCGCACTTACTGAGTCTATAAGGTCTTTCAACTCGTTGTCATATTCCGTAGGATACTCTACCGGAACCGGTACGGAATTAATAGCATTTTGCGCCGCCATTAGCAAAAGACGGTTACGTGCCGTATCTTCAGGAGAGGCAGGCTGGTTTTTGCTCTGAAGCTCAATTCTATCCATTACGGGAAGAACAACATCCACTGCCGGACTTTCTGCTTTGTCATTGGACAGAAGAATATCTTCTAACATAGGTCATTACCGGGTTGTAATTATCTGTACAGGACTGCGGTTATCGGCGCTCTGGATGTAGTCATACCCATTGCGAAGGATAGAATCTGCCAGAGTACCGCTAGTTGCGGCCGGAGCGTGCGTGTTGAGAAGAGCGTTACTATTAGCAACGGGGCCGGTTGTCGCAGGGTAAGGAATGGGAATAGGCGCAGTGAAACGAAAACCGGCTTCTTCCTGTACAGGATAATCATAAATACCCATAGCGGCGTTATATCTTTCCTGCGCCTGCACCGCATCAGGACGAACCTCTGTGTTCAGGGGGTTAGAGAGGAACTTCAGAGGAGCGCTCGGCTGTACGGGGTAATCCGGAAGCCCCATAGCGGCACCGTATCTTTCCTGCGTCTGTACCACATCCGGACGAACTTCCGTGCTCAGAGGAGAGAACGACTGTACGGGGGCGCTCTGCTGTGCAGGAGAAGGCATGTACGTACTGAGCGGGGGCAGACCAACATGGATAGGCTGGTAGGCATCCGGCATCTGCCTTATTACCGGAGCAGTAATAGTCACAGGAGTAGCAGGAGCGGCAGGAGCAACGGGTTCCGCCGGTGCGGCAGGAGCCGCCGCGCGTGCGGCCTGTAAATAACCGTATGTGGAAGGAGCCTGAGCTGGTGCTGTCTCCTCGCGTCCGGATGCGACACGGCCAAGATAGTTGCCATCGCTGACATCATTAATAGCATCGTTAACCATCGTCAGGAGAATATCCTGAGCGGATACGGATTGCTTTCTTCCTCTGGTAGCCATTGATATTAACTCCTTAACGAGAGAACGGATTCATTCCAGCAAAACCCCTGTCGCTGGCATCCATGAAAGGACTGATGCGCGCAGGGTCATACAGAGATGGGAGACGCTGGGGAGCGTAGCCTGCCCCGGCAGGGACACTCTGACTGACCTGAGGCATCGTCAGGTTATACTGAGGTACAGAGGGAGTCTGAAACGGGCTCTGTAACTGGGGTGCTACTCTCACAGGTTCGTCCTGCGCAACGGCGGTGCGCTGTACGGGGACGCTTTGCTGTACAGGAGCGCTCTGCTGTGCGGGGTAATCGGAAAGCCCCATAGCGGCGCTGTATCTTTCCTGCGCCTGTACCACATCCGGACGAAGCCCGTTATTGTTCTGGGGCGGGAAGACCGTATCGCTGAGAGTCTGATTATTCACTGCATAATTGCCGTTGCCTGTGATACCGCCCCAATAGTCAGTCTGGTTGGCACCCCATCGCGGCATCCGTTCTTCAGCAGGAGTAGTCCTGTACGCGACACCGGGGAGTGTCTGCTGACGGGGGCCAAGGCGAAGACCAGCGCCGCCGTAAGCAGGGGCAGGCTGGGAAGGTATAGCTACAGGAGCGGGGGTTCCTTCTGTATGGGGAGCCCCACTTCCAGCGCCGCCTCCATGGTTTACAGCACCAGCAAGGGTAGCGTCGCGCCCACCCGCACCCATTACGGGAATCGGGCTCCAGTTAGCCATAGCGGTGGCCAGAGCGGACAGGACGAGCGGCTGACTGTAGTCGTAGTAATTCCCGTCAACCACATGAGGATAGACGGAGGGGAAGCCAATAAGCGGCGTGACAGCTCCGTTAAGCTGACGGGTAAGACCGATACGGGCATAAGGGCTGACCTGTCCCATAATCGGAGGAATGCCAGCCTGAGTGTAACCCTCGTAAGAACCAGGGAGAGAGTAGTTGTACCCGTTGTTGAGAACTACAGGACGAGGGGTGGTAGGGTTAAATCCTGCCGGCCGCTGAACCACTGTACCCTGCATCTGCTGAGTGGGGGTAGTCTGTACCCGTATTACCTGTCCATTAGTATTAACAGGTTCGTAGATATTCCGTGCCATTAATTCCTCCTACATTCTGCTGGGGTACAAACCGGCACCATACGCACCACCCAGACCCAGAGAGCCAAGCCCTGTACCACCCAGACCCAGAGAGCCAAGCCCTGTACCCCTCAGACCCATGGAACCAAGCAGGGACATTGGGCTATTCAACGCCATGTTTGCTCCAGTCAGTGTCAGCCCGATGCGGGCATTATTGAGCTGGTCAGCGTATGCCGTATCCCATTGAGCTCGTCTGATTGTGTAGGGTTCATACAGATAATTATTGAACAGGGTAAGGTCAGAGTTTGCCCGAACGTTGCTCTGCATGAGCGCGTTGTCATGGGCCATATTGATGCGGTCATTCATCACACGCTCATCATACATATTCTGAAGTTGCCCGGCCTGAGCCTTGTTGTAATTACTAAGGTCGCTCCAGTTGTCCTGTACAGCCTGACGCTCACCCTGCATATAGCCGGGGAGCAGTGAGCCGAGAGCTCCGAATATCGAACCGAGACTGCCGAGAAAAGCCATAACTGTCTCCTTATCGGCTGGCATCCAAAGCCGAGCTGGCGTCCAGAGCGGACTGCGCGCCATTGCCGGCCATGGTGCCTATATTAGCGAGCGGGGCATTCGTCTGCCCCAGATATGAAGTCGGATAATATGTGTCATTACGGGAGCCATAGTAGCCAAGAGCGGACATCAGGCCCTTGGCGGCATTCTCTATCTGCGTACTGACATTACCCATAAGGGAACGGGCCACGTCTCCGTAGCTGATAGCCTCGGAGCCAAGATTGCGTCCGAGATTCAGTACGGAACTGCGGCGGTTCCAGCGCTTGTCATTCCTGTAGTCGGTATACCACTGGTCATCAGCGAGATTGTAATTCGCTGTATCGGCCAGAGCCAGAGCTTTCTTGTGGCTGAATAGGCTGACAAGCGAGCTGTCTACGCATAGATGGAACTGCTTCGCCTTGCGGGACAGGTAGGATTTCGCTTCGTTATACGCGCTGTTCACCGCCGCTTCAGCACGGTTGCGCGCACTGCCACACTGGAGTGTACGTACAGGTTCAGAGCTTACCTCGTTGAGCAGTTTCTTTTCCAGAGGAACATATTTTCTGCTGAACCTGTCCCACTTGTATTTGGCCATATCGTAATAGGAATTGGCCAAGTCCTGCTGCATGTCAGCTATCTGTCCCTGAGCTATACCGTTGGCGATAGCAATAGCCAGAGCCGCGCCCTTAAACGCCAGAGTACGGAGGTTCTCACCTTCGGGGCCATACTCCGGAGCGGCCCAGTTACAGAACCGGAGAGGGCCGATAGCGCCGTGATTCGCCTGTCCTGTACCAGTAGAACGTGAGTTGCCCCCCGCAGTGCCAGCGCGGAGAGTCTGGCCATAGAGAGTCTGGTCGAGTGTCTGGCCATGAGCGTTGACACTGGAGGAGAGGTTACTGCTCTGCTGATTAATAGCGTTGGATACAGCAGTAGGGTCAGCGCATGTACATTCGGGCATTAGAAGCTCTCCTTCATTAGAGACTCACTGGCGGCGGCTGTATCTTCAATAGCTCCCCGTACCTCGCCGCGAATGGCGCTGCGTGTATACCCGATGTTAATGTCAGTACGGGACAGATATTCTGTCGGGTAGGACGGCATGTTGCGGTTGGCGGCATAACCCAGATACTGACCAGCTCCGGCCAGTCCTTCCCATGCCTGATTATACAGGTTGCCGTAAATGCCGGCAGAGGTCTTAATCAGGGAAACGTTGTCGGCTATAATGTCACGCCCCCGTTTGGCCGTGTTCAGCATCTTACTGAAGCGCACGTCATCGCGGGATTCAAGATAGGCACGCTCGTTCCTGTACCCAAGACCTTCAGCAAGGCTCAGAGCGTCCGCCTGAGCGGAAAGAATATTAGTAAGCATATCCTTGCGAAGCCCTGTACAGTACCGTGAGGTACAGCGCATATTCTTTTTGAGCTGGCCACGGAACTGAAGCATAGCGGCAGTTTTAGCCCGTCCCTCTGTAACATCATACAGGGGAGTCTCCGCCGGTATATTCATAGCCTCATTAATTTCCTGGTCTTCTACAGGAGCGTAGTAATCTCTGTAATGGTCAAGCCAGTTACGGGCAATACGCCAGTATTTCTTGGCCATGTTCCATTCTTTGGTTGCAATATCCACAGCCCTTGCCGAGTTGTATGCCGCGGAAAGAATAGCGGCATCAGCAAGGATATTGGCGAACATACCATATTGCTGGTCATTCGTGCCATGCTTCGGATTGCATTCCAAATCATCAGCGTACATTACTGCACCTTAACGAACCTTCGTGTCGTGATGGTTGTTTCCTGCTTCCAGTTTCCAAGAATATCCGGAATACCCTCGCCCTCGGTATTGGAGATAAGAATTTCATCAGTACCGAGAAACTTCACGGCTTCGGAAAGAAATTTAAAAAGCGCTTTCTCCACTTCCGGGTTGTTCCCCGTGTACCAGTCCTGTATCTGAAACACACGGGCGCTGTACTGCATGGGTCTGTACGCAGTACCGGTAAGGAAGCCGACAACATTATTGTTGTCGTTGTCATCATAGGCGACAAATATTTTCATGTCCTTGTTTATCCAGAGCTGGGTAAACACATTCACATTCAGATTGAACGGTTTGTCGTCATACGCTTTGCGTTTGTTTTCCCATGCCTTGCCAAGCATGGGGCCAAGTACACGCCCAAGAGTATCAATGGCTTTGTTAAGGTCAATATCGGGTTCAAGAATGTCTACTCTCATAATCTGCTCCTGACATCATAATATTAAAATACCCAGAACATGTCTATTTGGCTATTATCGCAGTACCGAGTTCGGCGAACTCTACTGTCTCTGTACCTGTAAAGTACAGCCTGTAACTGAGGTGCCTTCCACATTTGGGGAGTCTTACAGGCTTGTCGCCCGAGATAGTACGCTCATACACTGTGTGGCCATGGTCGTCTTCCACACGTACAAAAGTCTGTACAGAACGGAGACGGAGCGCGGCGGGACTGTAGAACGAACGCTTGTTTATAGTCTCAGTACCGGGGCTGTACAGCTCTCTGCTCTTCCACTCGAAGGGCCGGTATGTGTCGCTCTTATCCCAGAACCAGACGGCGTTGCCCTGAAGAAACATCAGCTGTCCCGTGTTGGTTGTCTGCATGGCTACAGGACTGTCGGAGATATTGGAAAGCTCCATACCTTTGACATCCCCATATGGGTCGCCGTCTATGTCAAGGATGAAACTGGTCTCGTCCGTTACGATAAAGAGGTATCCGTTCCAGTACTCAAACCGTGCTGTTTCAGGGGCGAGCTGGTGCCATTGCTCAGCGGTAAGCCATTTGGCCGTCAGAATATGCCAGCGTGCGGAAGGGTCGATGAGAATAACGCCAAGGTCAGAAGAGTAAATGAGACCGAAAGGCGTGATAACAGCGCTGTTGTAATGCCCGCAGGATATATCCGGAAGCGGTCTGCCTATGTCGGTTACGGGCGTACACTTCGTGTCGTCACAGCTGGATACGTCAATGACATAAGGCGTTGTAGACGTTGTTACATAGAGCTTCTGGTCAAGGCACTTCATGTGAATGATACTGCTGTCCAGAGTCAGCTCATATTTGACAGGCCAGTTATAAGGCTGGAAATTCTCCGAGAGATACACCCTGTTAGCCACAGACCCGGCCAGACGGATAACACCCTCAACCGCCGTAATATTCTGGAGCGCCTCAGGAGGAGGCATAACGTCCGCTGTCTCAAGCGGCATGCCAAGCTTCTTCGTGAGAACATTGTCCGTATAAGAAACGGACGGAAAATATATCGTATCGACAAACAGGTAGTCAGTGAGAGGCGTCTGATTCTTGCCGTCAGTGGGACGGAAGCCCGTGGATGTCCTGTACAGGTTGGCGCCGATTATCCCGTATCCGTCAGGCGGAAGTGATATGCCTGTCACGGAAACAGGTGTTCCGTCAGCAACCATAATCAGATTGCTGGCAGGAGACGGGGCGGACTCTTCCCCCCATTGGTTAACCCATGTGTAGACATATGAACGGGTATCGGACGCCCGCCCGCACTGCTCCTGTCCGGAAGCTTTGGGAGGTGTAGGCGGGGTCGGGGCACCGAGAGTGTAGTATGTCATATCACAGCAGGAACCCCGTACCATAACCTGCGGCACGGCGCTGTTGCCCGTAACATACAGCCTCTGCCAGTCTGGGGAAAGCTCCGCTACAGAAACAACACTGTCCCATGTGTAAAGGCAGTGCCCATACATATACAGGGATACGGCTGTAGACGGTACGTCTTTATACCTGCAAAGTTCCCGCCATGGCTCAAGCTGTCCCCGGCGCAGGTTGACATTCAACGCCAGTGTGGCCTGCGTGACAGACAGATTATGCTCCGGAGTACGTGGGACAATACCGCCAAACTGTGTAATTGCTGTCTGCATTAGTAGGCCGTCACAACTTCAATGTCCATGTAACCCACACCATTCATATCTCCGATAACCTGTACTGTGTGATTACCGAGACCGTAACGGGCTGTAGTCAGGGCTGTAAGCTCATTATACATGACTACATCAGTATCAACGGCTTTGCCGTCAACATAGATAGTACCGCTGATAGGTGTAACCGTGGTCTTTCCGGAAGAGTCACTTGTAGTCGGGCGCTTGCAGTCTCTGTACCGGATACGGAAAGAACCAATACGGGCAAGGTCGAAGGTTATGATATACGCGTCTGACTTGGTTCCGGATGGGAAACGTTTGGACGCATGGTCATAAACAAGTATCTCGGATTCCGATGTATCTACAATCTCAGTAAGAGTACCGGACTCTGTGAGAGTCACACGCTGTACGCCAAGGTATCTCTCACCGGGAGTTACCGTGATTTTCTGCGTGATGTTCGTGATGAAATTTTTGTCATCAAGGGTGAGGTCGAAACCGCCCAGCCTGTACTCTCCCGCGCGATTGTACATAGGGTCGGCGATATTGAGCGTAACAACACCCGTGGACGTAGCAAGGTCAGCCTTAATATGCCCCTGACCTATAACGCCATTGACCGTACTGACCGTGGAAGGGGCCGTATAGCCGGTGAGGTGTCCGTACCGGTCGAAAGACATACCATTAATATATCCCTCGTATCCTTCCTCAATATGGGAAATTTTAACCGGGTCTTCACGGGTGCCGGTGCCAGACACCGTGACACCGGAGTTACCAGCGCTGATACTGAAAGATTCAGAAGGGTTAAGGTTAGCGGAAATAACCAGCGGGTCACGCTGGGTTCCTGTACCCTGAAGCGCGATGCCGTCTCCAGCCTGAGTGCTGAGCGTGGTAAGGAGGGCACCCGTAGCGTCTTCATGGGTCAGGTTCCCCGCCTGAGAAGATATGCTGACAGACCCGTCACCCCCGTTGTCAGAGCAGGAGCATGGCTCGGGAGCGCAGGTAGGAGGATTATAAATGGGGAGCTGCTTACCCTCCAGCGACACAATACAGCCGTTCTGAATGACAACACGGTCGTAAACGCCGTCAGCAGGAGGCGTGCCTTTCTCCACATGAACGCATCCCTCACGGGAATACATCCGCCCTCCGAAAGGAAGACACATACTCCAGTCGGGACAGGCGCCTTTCTCCGTAGCAGATTTGATTTCCCCATCGCACTGGGACGTAAGTCTGGGGGTACAGTCAGCCATTACATAACCCTCCCGAACTGCATACGAACGCTCCCACGCATCTTATGCGTAGCAGTCTCTACAGCGGCGGCCGTTATACGTTTCTCGAACTCATTCATGTAAGCTCTGCCCATTTGGACATTCGTCCATGGCCGGGCCGGTATGAGCATTACATAAGCCCGCACGCCCATAAGCAGAGTATCCAGCCAGTCAGTGTACAGGACAGCGGGAAGCTCACAGGCTTTCTGTCCGGGCATAACGGCAAGCTCCATAAGCAGACGCCCCGGAGCGTTGGCATGCTTCACATGCAGTAATTTCTCAAGGTCATCATACCAGACGACTTCTCTACCGCAGGGGCACAGACCCTGCGGTAGAGTGAAAGTCTCTCTGGCGTCATGCCCGCCGCAGCAGCCGGACGGGATGATATATGAACGCAGGATACCGCATATCTCCAGCCCGTCAGGAGACTCCAAACGGTATCTGGTAACACACGATTCCAGATTAATGACCGCACGGCGGCGTATCAGATTGCCCTGCCGGGACATGCTCCTTGCGGCCTTTAAGAGATAGAACTGAAAGAGCTGTACAGGAAGAGTAGGGTATTCAAACCTGAGCTCTTCCAGAAAACTATCGAGTGGTCTGGTCTCGAACGGCTCGTAGATTATCTGCGTCTCGCTCACGTTCTGCTTTCTCCTTCTCCCTGCGGTCAACAGCTCTCTTCAGCAGATTGTCATGTGTAGTCAGGTGTGTTCCGGCTATAGTGCTGATAGTAGGTGAGTTCTCAGAGTCCATAATAAGCGCTCTGTACAGCATCCATTGTTTGACAATGGCAACCATCTCATCCGGTACATTCTCGGTAAGGGAACGCCCAATGGGCATCTTATAGCATTGCAGAAGCACAAACCTGCTCTGTCCCGGAGCTACCGGGGGCATGACTTTGAACCTGTTTACGTCTACTGAACTTATAGCGTAAGAGAACGGCTCGTCTGTATCCGGGTTCGTACACATAGGATATACGGAACCCGGCCAGTTGAGCCGTTCATCGTCATATGTTCTGGTGAAGAACCGGTACACTTCACCATCTTCGGTGCATTCGCCGACAATACGGATAATCTCAGAACAGTCGCAGACTTGCTGCCAGTCCCCTCCGGGTCTGAGCCGCACTACCTTCTCAGTATGAAACAGGTCTTTAAGCAGATAGCTGTCGTTAATGAGCGCCTCAGAGAGGTAGGTCTGAAGCTGAGCTACAGACCAGCGGGTGTACTCATATCCCTGTTCCTGATCATTCAGGTCGCGGGAGACGTCCTCGATTATGTCTCGTACTGTCATTAAAACTCCGCCTTCGACAACAGGTTGTCAATGTCTTCGTAAGACACGGCGTCATTCCCGTACTCTCCAGACTGCTTCGGCTGTTCGTCCTGCCGCAGAGTAGGGCGGAACGAACTCATATTTTCCCGGGCAATCTGATTCTGACGGGACGTAGCCTCAGTAAGAGCGGCAGTCATGAGTTCGCTGTCATCTTCGGAACTGTCTTCCTGTACTTTATCCTGCCATGCTTCAGGGTCAGTATTGCCCGACTCATCGCAGCATTCCAGTATATCCCTCTGTTCTGCAAGCATCGGGTTCCACGGAAGAATAAGTCCGGTCTTTTTGTTCTTCAGACAGGGGGAATGTGCCAGCGGAGGTGTGGCATTCTTAACCCCGAGATGCTGAAGAAACCCGGCCCGTTCCTCAGAATCGAGATTGAACACAGCAGAAGCGTCCTGACTTCCTACTGTAGTTGCGTTCTGTTTCATGACTACCGCTCCTTTCATTGTTTACTACTTCGCTGCGGAGCTGGGTCTCTGTCCTTTGACAGAGTTCTCCGTAGCGGGAGTGAAACCACCATGCACGCCCTGACTCCATTTGGTACGCATGATAATGCCACGGGCTTTATCAGTACCGTTAGTCATGGTCAGGTCAATGCTGTGGTCACTGCCAATCTTCTTAAGCGGGAACTTCTTCCCGCCCTTCACCGTATCCTTGGATGCCGGGCCCGTATATGTACGTGCCATGGTTATCCTCCTTAGCCAATCTGCGTGCTGCCCTCAAAGGCAAGCATCTTGGAAGAGAAGTACAGAGCGAACGTGGACTTCCACAGAGTGGCAATCTTGCCAGCATCACCAGCGGCAACCTTAAAGCCAAGCAGAACCGTACCGAAGTAGTCATCATAACCGCCAGTAAGCTTGCCAGTAGAATCACGCTTGACAATGTTGTGGCCGAAGGTAGCAAGCGGGCTGGCCAGACGGGTGAACCCGTACAGTTTATCGTCTTTCTGCGGAGTACCAACAGGGAACTGGGTAATCTTGGCCGCAGTCATAGCGTCTGCAAACTCAGTCACATCCTTGTATTCCCACTCCTCAGTAGCGAAGTTCCATACCACACGCTTTGCAACGGGGGTAAGATACACGCCATCAAGAGAAGCATCGGTCTTAGTGACTTCGTAATACACGGAGTCCAGATAGGAACGCTGGGGAACCCAGTTGGTCAGAATTACATCACCGACAGCTTTGACACCTTTCAGCAGATTCTGCATCCAGCGATGACCCACGGTATCATTCAGGTTCGGAACCAGCGGGAACTGGAGGTTGAGGAACCCCTGACCCATAGCGGCGTCAGCATGGGAGTCAAAGGGCGGGGTGAAGTCCGCATGAGGGGCATCGTAAGGCGGAGTAAATTCCGCAGACTGGCCATCACAGAACCAGCCTTTGAAATCAGGCATACCGCCACGGGCAAGATTAATAACTGCCATAGTCATCTACTCCTTAGTTAATAGGGTCGAAAGTCCAATAGCCCATCGCAAGGGCTTCAGGATAGATAACCTCAGCACCCCATGCGGCGAGGAACTGATACCGGATGCCGAAGCTGTTCGGGTCATTGGTAATCAGACGGGACTCGATAATATTGCTGGCGTAGGCAGTAGCGTCCTTATTACCAGCGATAATATAGAAAGACAGAGAACCGGACTCGTCACGGCGAACCGGAACATGAATAGACTCAATAGGACGGAAGCCAAAGAGCTCATGATCCCACATACCGGAAACGATACCGCCGCACTTACAGCTCCATTCAGAGTTGGCATAGTTGCTCATGGCAAGATACGTGCGGAGAATGGGCGGCACGATAATGAACATCTGACCGTCAATCCAGCGCTTCTGCTCAATCAGGGCACGCTGAAGATTGGCCAGAACAACGGGAAGGTTCTGCGGAGTCACATGAACAGGATTGCCCGGAGCACCAAGGTTGATGTCGTGCAGACGTCCAGCAGCGCTGAGAGAGGTCAGGGGGGAAACCTGAGCCATCATGCGGCCAAGAACGAAACGCCTCTGTTCATCAACATAAGACTGGTAAATAGCTTCCAGCAGTTTCTCTTCATAAGCAGACCAGCGGTCGCAGGCCTGTTTGACATCGAGGGAGTCAAACTTGATGTCCTGATAGGAAGCGAAACAAATCTGAAGACAGCGGGCTTCAGTAGTAACTGTATTGGGAACCAACTGCTGGTTCTTCTGATAAGAACGCATAGGCCCGACTTCAGGAGCACGCATAAGCTGAATAATCTGGTTGCACTGCGTGACAGGTTCAAGAAGCTCAGAGTTGGTAATACGGGGAAGCCAGTCCTCTTCGTAGATTTTGGAAAGGATAATGTCGCTGTACCCAACTCGGGCAAGCGGAGTTGCTTCCATTCCGGTATAACCGGAAGCACTGGGAAACATAGGCATAAATTATTCTCCTAGGACATGGATGACAGACTTTCGAAAGCCGCTTTGCGGGCGTCAGGAAGAAGTTTCCTGTACTCATCAGCGGAAATCTGTCTCGTCTGAAACAGGTTGTTGAGTTCCCGCAGGGTGTAGCGGGTGGGAGTAGTCTGCGCCGCAGAAGGTGCGGCACCGGGGGCTACCTGTACGGGGGGTACTGTGACAACGCCTCCGACATTGTTACGACTCTGCTTGAACTTATTCAGGAGGTCGATAACATAATCAGTATTGCCGTTGAGATATTCCCGGCTGGCACGGGCGTCACGGGTCTCAGAGCTGAGGCCGTCACGCTGTGACATGAAGTTCCGGTACTCGGGAGTATTGACCATCTGGGCAAAGTCGGGATGAGCGGCAAAGATACGGGCGTTAAGAAGGTCTTTGCGGGTATTCTCAAGCATCTGCTGATTATACCGGGTACGCTCCTCAAGCTCTTTCCTCTGCTGCTCAAGCTCTTTCTTGAGCGGCTCTGTCTGAGCCATAGCCAGATTGGTAGCGGATTCAACAATGGCCGTGTAGTCATCAGGGCTCACAGTCTCCAGATTATCAATGGCCTGCTGCTGGATGTCAGCCCTGATACTGGCTCTGCGCTTAAGGTCATTAAGCTCGTCCGCAGATTTCTGGAGGTCTTCCATACGCTTGCGGTCAGCAGCCAGCTGCTGCCTGAGCTGGTCACGCTCATACGCCAGACCCTGAACAACAGACGGGTCATAATATGGTTCCGTCTGTCCGGAAGGATAGGTAGGCTGGGGAGCCGAAGTGGGCTGGGGAGCCGAAGTGGGCTGGGGCTGGGGCTGAGGAGCCGGCTGAGGAGCCGGCTGAGGCTCCGTATTGGAAGCCGAAGCAGCCTGAGGCTGGGGGGCCGGCTGAGGATAAATACTATTGCCACCTGCCGCCGGAGTACCAGCCGCAGGTTCGTTCTGTTTTTTGAATGCTTCAGCCCGTTCCTGATAAGGGTTCGCAGGCACTTTGTCGAATCCTGGCATTTATTTACGCTCCTTACTATTCCATACCGAAAATTATTTCTTCCAAGGATTTAAGCTCGTTAACCCGTCCGAGTAACATGGCAGCGTTTTGCAGCTTGTCCGGGTGCATCACGCCAGCTTTTGCCGCAAGGACAAAATCCGCCTCTCTGCCCTCACGAATCTGCCTCAGAAACGCAAGAAGCGTTTCCTTGAGATACACGTCCGATTTGAGCTGACGGGCGAGCACACGGATAGGATTATTTTCCGCCTCGGGTGGGAACATACTTCACACCTGTAATAATTTCCTTCGCCGTTCTGCGGCCGGGATTGGGGGCCACAGTACCGGGGCGGGAAGTAACGGACGGAGGCGGAGTCTGACGCGGAGTGCGATTGCCGCCACAACGGGAACATGCCATAACTAATCCTCCTTATATCTGGTATCCATAATAGCGGAGTAAGCCGCTCCCCGTACCGGACACGAACGAAGACTGGCGTCTTTCATAAGACGGTCAAAATTATAATCCTTAATGCCCCGCATAGGGTCGGCTGGCTGAGCCAGCGGATTGTTCTGAAGAGTCATCTTTGGGTCGGTGATTTTCGCCTCATAATTCCTGTTTGCCGAAAGGTCAATTATAACAGGCATAGCGTAGTAACCTAATAGTTGTAATATTGTTTAAGGATGGAATGCATGTGATTGTGTCTGGTTACTTTTTCGGCTTTTTCAACTGGCTTTTCTTTCCCTTCATAAATGGAGGGAAAGACTTTTTCGCTCCGCTTACTTTCGGTTTCTGACACTTTGCCATTCTTCTTCTCCTTAACTGCCATAGTTATTACTCCTACTTATAGATAGGCACAACATACGAACCAAAGCGGGCCCATCCAGAGGGTCTGCCAAGCAGAGCGTCCCTAAGGCCAATAATAGTGGTAGGAACTTCCGGGCCAGTAATGGAGTCAGGTTCGTCTCCTTCCACGGGAGCAAAAGCATCCTGTATGGCAGACGCAAGACTTAAAAGCTGTTTGGCGCTGAGCCCGGCAATGGCATCCGCAACTTTCTCCGCAGAAGCGTCATCAATGGCCGTAAGGTCTTTGATAGCGGATGCAGTCAGTGTAGAGTTCTGTATATCAGAATTAGTGACCTGAGAATTGGTCAGTGTAGTTCTGTTTATAACACCGTCTTCGGCGTATTTCGTTTCACCACAAGCGTTACCCATATATGTCTCCTAAATAAAGAACAGGCTCTCAACCTGTGAGGGAATCTGACTGGCTTTGTACCAATCCGCATATACCTGCGCTACGCCGACTGCCGTTGCGTCATTGATATGCAGTCTATATGTACCCGGTACACCAATTATGCCAATATTACGACAGGGGTCAAGCTGCCACGGACGGCCGCAGGTTGAAACAAGTTCATCGTTAATTGTATCAGCCCTTACATTAGCAAGGTCAAAAATATAACCGCAGCATCCCTCACATGGAATTGTCTGTGCCTTTTCATATTCATGAACCAGACGTCTTACACATACAATCTGCGGTACAGTAAACTCCTCAGCTGACTGCCTGACTTTCTCATCCAACAGACCAGTAGCAAACAATGTGACGCAGTAACCGGCAGGCACATTGAAAACACTGGAGTACATAGTGCGATTGTTCTTCTGCCAGAGTTTGTTCATATAAGTCTCCCCAGAATAAATCCAATAATACCCCCGTAAATCAGCCCTCTGACAGTGTTACAGCAGATACAGTCCGGCTGTTCAAACGGGAAAGTCCAATACTTGTACAGAAAATTATAAACCTTATTCTCAGGTTTCGGAGTATCTGTACCGTAATAGTACCCATGACAAAAGTTGATATTGTCACAGAACCATTTGACAAACCTGTACCCGCGTTCACCGAAAGCGGGAGTCCATGGTTTAATAAGCTTCAACATGCCCTCCTGTATCCTGCGCAACACCTGCTCCGGTCGGAGAACCCGGAGCAGGATTAGAGTTAGGCATCAGACCGTTGCCCTGTCCCTGCTGAGGTGTACCCTGCGGCATCGCTCCCTGTACCGGAGCGTTCATCTGCTCAAGAACATCATCCGGTATATTCATAGCGCCGAAGAGTTTCTTCACGGCCCAGCCCACAACAGGAGTCAGATTAACAGCGCTGGAGAGCGAACCACCCACAGCGCCTATAACCTGAAGCATCTCCATAGCGTTCTGTTTCTCTGTCTCTTTCTGAAGCAGACCTTCCGCGCCTTTGGTGACAATCTGTACGTCACCCTTTACAGACGGGTCGGACGCGTACAGCATATTGATATTGTACATAAGCTCGCCAAGCGGGGCGAACACGCTGCTGTCAATATTCCCCACGGCAGCATGAAGCGCGCGGGTCGCATTGCCCTGAAGCAGGGACATACCACGGAATGTACGCATCGCGCCGGAGCCCACAGCTTCACCGTGCAGGGCTGCGGGGATATTCGTTACTCTGTCAGCCAGCTGGATGAACATCTCCAGAAGCTGAGAGTAAGCCGGAAGATTGGACGGAATGTTGAAAAACCTCAGAGCCGGATTGCTTCCGCCTGACGGGTCAGAATCAGAAAGATACATCGTCCCCGGTACAATAGTACCAAGGTCAGTATCCTTCATGTACTTCATAAGCCGCCTGTAATCGGCCTCGCACATAGGAGCAGAGGCGTTGGCGGCGTTGCGCATCAGATATATCAGACAGGAATGATATGCCCGTTCCACGTCACGGATACGCTGGGCAATACCGTCTCCGGCAATACGGTCGCCTCCGGTACGATAGAAACTGGCTGTGTAAATAGGACGGGTCTGCATGTGCGGGTCGGAATTAACCTTAACCTGCAAGACCTTGTACCCGGCCATGGAAATTTCACAGTTATAAAACTCATTACGGTCAAGACTGTGGAACCCGTACTCAGCCAGTTCCCGCCCGGACATGATACCGTAGTGAGTCAGTACCTCGATAGGAGCGACATTAGACGCCCACAGGGCAAGGTCTCTCTTCTCTAAATTAGGCTCTCTGGTCAGCCAGTTCAGGTTGAACTCGTCATTCGTGTCAGCCTTCTTCAGAACGTCAAGAACATTCTCCGAGATGTAGGAACTGAGTTTACCCGCATCAAGAAGCTCCTTGCGTGTCCAGAGCGTGCGGGTAAACACACAGGTTCCCCGCTGAGTATCCGGACTGTCAGGGGAATAGGCAAAGTCGAACGGAGATATGGAACGAAATACAGGGAGGACTTCCGTCTGTACTCTGGGTTTGTTCCTGCCCCACGTCAGGCGGGGGCTTCTCGTAATATATGGGCCGGTAAAAATTGAGTAGGGATATACCGTGAAGTAATGGAGAAAATCAGACAACACCCTGTTGAACCCGCCTTCGGCGCACTGGTCTTCCAACAGAGACATCATCTCGTTAGCCGCTTTATCCGCTTCCTCTTTCTCATGACGCAGGAGAAGCTGTTTCCCGCGGCGGATGAAATCAACCATCTGCGCCCCGTCCTGAAAACGGTTCTCAAAGAACCCCTGTTTCAGTACTGTAAGAAGCATCTCACGGGACTCTGGAGAGATACTCGGCCTCGGCGTGGCCATGATAATCCACGGAAGCGTCAGCGTGTTGCTGATAAGCGCGTCACTCAGGTAAGCGTTGGCTATACCGGTCTTAAGCGCAGTAAGGTTAACTATGGCGTTAACCCCGAGGGCGTCAGCTATCTGCTGGTCGGAACAGGATAGAACACCGTTCTGCTGTTCCCAGCACTCACGAAGCACATCCCTGAGTCCTTTGCCATTCACACGCTCAGTACTCTGCCAGAGCACCGCACCGTTCCACCTGCGAAGAACTTCCTTGCCCAGCCTGTCAGAGACATTGGAGGGAATGTCCTCAATCTCCTTAAGCCAGTCTATACCATTGCTGTCTGTACTGGAAACAGTTTCGTCTGCCATTATATAATCCTGCGAAGAACATCCCTGTTCTCAGAAAGTTTGCGGGCTACATCCGAGAGGTCATCATCAGTAAAATCAATGCCTTTCTGTATAAGCAGGGCCGCATACTGAAGGGCATCCTGATAATGCGATGCCTCGTTTTTCTCCGGCTGGGGAGTGTATACCGTACCGATAGAACCACTAACTCTCAGCCTTCTGTACCGGTACTCATGCGTAAAGCCATTGATAAGGTTCTTACAGGACGGACTGATAAGCAGACCCCCTGTGTCAAGATTGAGCATATGCTCCACTACCTGAATGCGGGCTTTCGGAGAGTTTGTAATCTCAGTAACAGCGGGTATGCCGGCTTCCTCGAAACGCTGTCGGGGAGTAATACCCGTCCACGAATCCCGCTGGTTGGACGGGTCAATAGCCGCCACAACAGGATTAGTATAATACTTCCCTCTGAGAAGAGGTATCAGCATGCCGTACAGGAAATTCTCAAACCCCTCGTTCTCGGCAAACAGCTCATCAAGCACGCACCACTTGCCGTCCTGATTTTGCAGAATGACAGCAGCCGGGTGAATGCCAGACTGGTCAACACCAAGAACAATCTCATGAAACATCATAGGGGCAAGCTCATGGTCAGCCACATGTCGGGACAGGGAGAAGTTGGAGAACACCGGCTTCCCCTCCACCACGGGAACATCGAGAAGACAGTACTGGTTCTCCACAACATCAACACGCCCGTTTTTGAGCAGGGTCTGTATCTGGTTGCGATAGTACCGCATGCCCCGCTCTTCGGGCGTCATATCCTCAGGGTCGCCTTCTTCTTTGGCGCCCAGATTACGGAGGTTCTCCGCATCAGGATTTACGTCAAAGTACTTCTTCCCATTCTCGTCATACCGGCGCAGAGCCGCAGGAGGCTGTTTCACGACAAGCCAGTTTGGCTCAGGATTTTTCATATACACATCCAGCCATGAGTCATGCTCAGGCTGGTTGAAGTCCATGATAATCCCGCCCCAGTTCACGCCCCCCAAATCCTGCGAGGGAAAACGTCCGATACGGGTCTGTACAGCGGCGAAAACCTCAGGTGAAACACCGGTTGCTTCATTTATCCACGCAAACGTCCAGTTAGCGGAAAGAATCTTACTGCAATCTTCTGGCCCTTTCAGGGCGAACAGGTTGAGCTCCAAATTGACCGTAGTGCCATCCTGTAAAGGGATAAGGTAAACACCACGAAGAGGAGCTACTGCACCAGTAATATCGCCGCATTCCCGGGGCAGAACCTCAAGAAGGGATTTGCGGGTCATGGATGTGAGTTCCGGATATGTGGAACGGATGACACCGACACGGGAATAACGCATTCCATCCTTGGCTACAGGCTGGGCGCAGGCATAATAAAGAATGTCCATAGCGCAGCAGCAGGACTTGCCACTGCCGTAAGGGCCGCAGAGCATCTTTACATACTTGTCCGACTCATGAAATTTCAGTCCTGTAGGGGATGGAATGTAGTTAAACATTCGCGCTCCTGAGATGGTCAAGCTTGTGGTTCTTCATCCCCTCCGGTACAGGGATGGCCACACCTACATTAACCTGCGTATTCACAACCTGCTGTTCTGTATTCATGGAACCGGAGACTTTGTAAAGGAGTTCAAGGAGCTTTAACGCTTCCGCGGGTTTCATGTTCTCACTTATGGCATCGCGGAAAAGTTTTTCCGCCAGTGCCTGTGATAATGTCCCCGCCCTGTACATAGACCCCGCTCTGCTCCCCTGAGCCCTGAGCTGTTCCAGCGAGTTCCTGTACATATCCTGAAACTCAGGAACAACAAGAATCTTCTGGAGGTCTTTTTCTGATATATTATAGGTATTATAAATAGTGTCAAGTTCCGTAATAGGCGTATCCGGAACCTGCATAACGGCAAGGTCTTGAGCAAGAGACGCCCAGCGATACTGCGCTAACATGATTAGTTATCCGCCACTACTGTATATTTTTTAGGAAAATTATTCGTTACTGAACATCTTGATGGTATATGTATTATCCTTTGCGTAGTCGCTGTCATGTCAGAAACACCAGTAAACGCTGGTGAATACATACTGATACAATTATCAATATACAAATTTATAGCACCTAAAGAAGGAGCATCTTTATAACAGACATATGATAAAGCGTCTAAACTTGTACATCCAGAAAAAGTATGTGAAGGTATTGTAGTAAGCTTAGGGACATTATATAGGAAATAGTCCGTTCTAACTAAAGCAGTACAATTCTGCCAAGTATAATCCCCTAATGACTCAAGATAGGAATCTGTAGAAGAAGTAATAGTACCTGATATATTGTAAGAACAGGAATCAATACTCGTACAGTTAGCAAATGTTCTTGCACCTATACGTTTAGCCCTAATATCATGTGTAGTATATGTAAACCGAGACCCATCAATGCTTGTACATCCATTAAATGTATCGTCACCTAATGACTCTATATCAGCATGCCTAAAAGTGTAATCTACATCCTTAAGCCCTATACAACCCATGAATATTCTACTGCCAGCATAAGACGCTTTTATACTCGCGAAAGTATTGGAAGCGTTAGTAATTGTTGTATTACCCTTAAACAAATCATCTGGTATATAATCAATATGGCTATACGCAAAAAGGTCATGAATATTTATGAGGTTGGATAAATGGTTAAACAACCCAGAGGGTATGTGGAAAGAAGCCCCATCTATATGTGTAAAAGTGTCACCCAGCTTTGTTATGTAATCGCTGTTATTATCAAAAAGGCCCGAAGGAACAGCCTGTAAATAAGTATCGCTATTGAAAGTAGAAGCATAACCATCTCCCACAGCGGGCAGTCTGGGGAACACATCCAATACTTCTACAATAGTTTTATGGCTACCATTCCTCAGAAGAGCAGTCTGGAAGTTATCAGAGGAGTAATGAGAGATAATATAATCCCCGGGTTCAGCGTATGTATGCGAATATATATAAGTCGATAGCGTCCGAGTCCCATCCCCCCAGTCTGTAAGTATAGGATGTTTATTAGCGCTATGCATATAGTTCTGTACGGTAAGATTTGATGTACCACTTGCTTCCGTATTCACACGAATACGCCATGGGCCTGCCCATTTTCTCCCAGGGCCAAGTAAAGTACGCTGTACTATCATTTATATCCCCCAAAAATTTCATCCAGAAACTTATAAAACTCCTGATATTCCTTTTCCTCTTCTTCGTCTTCTCTGTCAAATAGGCTGTCTTCATCCAGACTATTCTTATAGAAGCTGGTATCTATGCTGTTCTTGTCAAAGCTGGTATCTAAGCTGTTCTTTTCCATGCGTACACCGACAGGATAAATAAAACCGAGGAAAATTCTTCGACGAGGCTAAATATAGAAAGCTTCTATTTCCAGCGGCCTGTGGCAAGCCACCCTGTATGAACAGTAGAGCTAGAATTATCCAGCGTGCCAATCGAAAAAGCAGTATTGCTCACCCGACCAACATCTGCAAGTGCGTGCCCTACATTAGTATCATGCGTTGTATAAACAGTAACAGTGCCACTTTTGGACACCTGTGGAAAAGTAATTCTTTTGTTGGTAGCTGTAGCAGGCCCATTGAGCGTGGCCGTTCCCCAGCACAGCTGAATCCCATTGCTATATCTTATATACCCGTCCCCACTTTCGACCACAGCCTCACGGTTGGTCACAAAGACAGCACCAACAGAATAAACCAACCCAAGAAATACCCTTTTAACAAAATGGAACATAGAAACTCCTATTTCCAGTATCCTATAGCGAACCAGCTTGTTTCACCAACAGCTGGCGCTGTGCTTGTTGTTCCGATTGTGAAAGATTTTGCGGTTTCCCACCCGACCATAACACTATTTCCAAGATAATTAGCATTGGCTGTTGTTAAAACAGCAGGGGTTTGTTTGAATGCTACTGGGAAAGTAACCTTCGTGTTCGTTGACGAAATTGGCCCGTTAACTTTAACACGGCCCCAGCATATCTGTAGTCCACTGGAATACCGGATATACCCGGCTCCACTCTTCACTACAGCTTCTACCGGATACCCTCCGGCCTGTAAGGTGCCGGAAAAGTTCTTAACCCCGGCTATAGCCTCATCACCTGTAGTGTGCACAGTCTTCCCATCCAGTAAGCCGATATGCCTTAGAAGGAGGGACACGAGAGAGGAGATGCTAGCCATTAGCACGCACCTCCTACACAGACATTAAGCCGTACGCTCCCAAGCGTAGAAGGCCTTGTACGGCGGCATAATACTGAACGGCTGCCCCCCCCCGTGTTTTTTGTCCACCAGCCGCCACCAGTTGCCTGTGTGGCCGCAGTTACCCATCCATCGCCAGAAACGCTGCCCCATCCGGCAAAGAGGCCAGGCGCGGCATCCGGGGACGCGTGGTTATGATCCGGCATCTCCTCAATAGTCAGCGTATGCATCTCTTCGCCGCCGGTCGTACCAGCCGCATGCTTCGGGCCGGCGCAGTACAGGAAGACATCTTGTATAGGTTCCCACGTTCCGCCAAAGAGTTCATGCGGGTCTGTAGGCAGGGAGGAGGTGTATATACTTCCAACAGGCCAACTTAAGAGCTTGATTAATTTAACCACCGTGACTGTGTATTGTACTAAATTCATTATGAAACCCTTCTTCCATACATTCGTAATCCGTGCGGGCGGCTGAACTGTATCGCTTCTTCCGTATATGGAGTTAGAACGGGAAGCATCAATCGCAATGTCTCGTTTTCCTGTACCGCTAATCATTTGCAACCTGGCATTATAAGCGTAGTTTGACCAATAAAGCGCTCCGCTATCTGGATATTGAGTATTATCTACGCCATCAGAGCTTATGAATGTCGCCTGACCCGTGATATTCGGCAGTCCCGCTTCTACCGTAGTACCAGCCTTATGGCTATCGTCAGAACACTGTAAGACATAACGGCCGGTCAGCTTCTGCCACCCCCCCTCTAAGATTACATTAGGGTCATCCTCAGTTTCAGTTAAGAAATATGAGCCAATCGGACAATATTCCAGAATTGTTTCCTTTTTCGCCTGAAGTACAGCAGTTTTAACGGCTAAATCAATAACTTGCTGCAAGGTATGATTATCCATCAAGCGTGCCCCCCGCCTCTACGTATGCAGCACTAATAACCGCATATGCGTCATCAATCTGCTTCTGGAAGGCGTTATCAGCGGCCTCTCTGGCAGAAGCCTCATCAGTAACACTCTTCCGAATAGCAGTATCAGCGGACTCTCTGACGTGAATCTCATTGGTGAGATTGTTCCGAAGAGTAATATCAGCGGCATCTCTGGCAGAAGCCTCATTGGTAAGATTGTGCTGAAGAGTAGTATCAGCAGCCATTCGGGCGGAAGCCTCATTAGTAACCTTCTTCTGAAGAGCGTTATCAGCAGCCACTCTGGCAGAAGCCTCGTCAGTAACACTCTTCTGAATGGCAGTATCGGCAGCCTCTCTGGCAGAGACCTCATCAGTAACGCTCTTCTGAAGAGCAGTATCAGCGGCCTCACGAGCTTGTGCTTCCGCAGTCACATCCGACTCTCTTGCCAGCGGCACTCCTCCTGTAGCACCATTCTGTACTACAACAGTATATTTATCTGTATCAACTGTGATTTCCCCAACAGGCCCAGCATAATCGCTATGCTGCTGCGTTGTGCCGCGGTACAGCTGTATAGGCTTGATAGTATTACGCATAGTCTGTTACCCATTCACAATCTCAATAGTTTTTACCTGACTCAGCATAGCAGAAATCGTAGCACTTTTGTAATGAGTCTCCATACTGGAACCAGAGGGAACCACAATGAAAGCCTTGTTTTTACCAGACAGTGTTTTCACAGGAGACCCAGCCAGATGAATAGCAATGCCAGGGGGTACAGCCTGCATAATTTCCCCCTGAAGCGGGTGATTCGCATTCTGCTCGAACGTAGCGGGTCCGGTACTGAGCCAGATGACATCGAACGTACCACGTCCCGGCGGGGTCTCTCCGGTCAGATTAAGCCCGCTCACATTGTCAGCATAGTTGATATTCGGACTGTTGGCGAACCGCAGAACAGGATATGCCATTGCCTTGTAAAGCCACTTATCTTCCCTGCCAATCTCATCCGGAAGTACAAATGTGTAAGAAGGAACCATTGCGAATAAGAAAAGTCCCGTTATATCAACGAGATTCACGCAGTCATCGAACAGATTATACCAATTATACTTAACAGGCTGCCCATCATATGGTTTCTGGAATGCGTAAAACTCCCCAATAGCGGCAAAATAAAAACAGGAGTTGATATTCTTCAGTTTGGAACACCCATCAAAAAGTCCCAGAATATTGGGTACAGAAGAAATAGCAAACGTCCCCATAAGCGACTCTGCGGAAGTGTTCCGGAAAAGACCCTGCATGAGCCCATCACTTGTAGGATAAGCATTCGGAAACCATACAGGACGCTGGTCAGCAGTATAACCGCTAAAGCAGCAGTCAAACCTTGTGGCATTAACACAGTCCGCAAAAAAGTCCGTGCTTATCATACCACCTTTCACACCACAAAAAGTATATCTGAACTCTTTGGCCGCACTGCACTCAGAGAAAAGAAGCAGGTCATTCGTGAGGCTGAGAGAACTGCAAGCATGAAAAGTTGAGTTAAATGTCTCAGCGTCAGTATTGTTACTAAACAAATCTGAAGGTATGGAAATCAGCGCCGAACATCCATAAAACAGATTATCCATACGCTTACCGGTAGCGGTGGAATCACTATACGTAACATATGCGCCCCTGATAACCGGCATGGCGTTATATATCGTAGTCAGATTAGTAGTA